AATTAACCCATTATCCTCTATGTCTGTCTCAAAACATACAGTTGGTACTGCGTTTGGGTATCCTGTACCTAATGAGACATTCATGAAGTCCTCTTTATTATCGGAATCTATGACATGAATGTCAGCACCATAGATAAGCTTCTTTCCTAAGTGAACTGTCATTTGATTAGAATCCTTCTCATTTTATTACCTCTCTCTTAGTGAGATTAATTAAGGCTTTCTTATAGCTTGTTGATTGAATGTTTACTTCGTGACCTTGTGAATATACTCTGCCACGTTTATCAAACCTCCAGTTTAGATAGAAACAATTACCATAATTAATAAGATCACGATACACACGCCTAGAGCTGACTATCATTCTTAAGAAGTTGGTCATCTTTTCTGGTGTATCAATATCTTTCTTAGGCTTTTCCTCTAATTCTAGAGTAGCTCTATCAAGACTCAAGGGTATCTTTGCCAAGATGTTTAACACATCTATGGCTTGGTATTCTTCATGGTGGTTATTTGCACCAAGAATGACACTTTCATCATATGTAAGATAACCCCCTTGAGAGTTATTATTAATAACTTCTGGTTCACAGAGCATAGGTGGAAGAAACTTCATAGAGGCTATCTTTTGAAGAGTTTCATCATCCACCTGTAAACAAGGCTCAATAAGTATGCTCCCTGTTTTACTATTCTTGGCTAAGATAATATTGTATAAGCCAGCGTCTTTAGACACTGCTAGTATCTCACTAGCTGTCTTAACATTATCCATGACATCAGGGAACTCAAATAGTGTTCCTATGCTCGCCGCTATTGATTGAATAGGTCTTTGCCCAGTCTCACTCAGTATGTTTAATAACAACTCGTTGACTATCTCTTGTACTGGCACAGTACTTCTTAAGTGAGCTACTCTCTTATTCTTACTGGCGTAGTATGGCTTAGTTAGATAAGTAATAATAGCTTTACTAATAGATCTGCTTACATCTTTAAGATCAGAAGCTTCTACCACTTCTCTTACTAACTTGCGTTTGTTCTTTCTTGAATACGTGTCTTCTATACCTTTTTGTCTATTTCTTGTTACTAACACAGTGTTTCTCCTTGTATGCTAATGTTATGGATATAAGCCAAAAGACCTTGCCGAAGGCAAGCTTTATAAGCTCTCTTGTATTGTTTTTTATACCTTAAAAAACTTAGGTTTTAGAGTTTTAATCACGCTTATGATTAAACCCATACTTAAAAAAGGGAAACCCATTTGGGCTTCCCTTCTTAAATTGCTTTTGGTAATTTATGCTACCAAGCGGGCACGTTTCTTGCCTGCTTTGAAATCATTGAATACACCTTTCAATGTGATTTCTAGATTTGGATTGATGCGAAGTGCATCAATTAAATCATTGAGATCGCTAAACTCTTCTCCTTTAGCGAGCTCTTCATACGCAAGAGGGATTCCCCCGATGCGTATAGACCGGCCGTCTAGGTCGGTGAAATTAATATTGTAGAAACCTTGAGTTTCTGCATATTCTTTTCCAGTTGTAGTTTCTACAACTGACACACTTTTATTTGTTCCCATAATTATATCCTTTCAGGATTTGTTGGGGATAAATACCACACCTCTTGGTGTGGGTGCTGGCGAATGCCATGCGCTAATAGCCAACCTCGTTGGCTGGGCGAACAGTAGTGAGCTCTCTTACTTGTGTAGAAGCAGAGCAATAGGCTCTGCGTCCACTTAAACAAACAAAACTTACTATGTGTTGTTTTGCTTCTTTTACAAAAGAAGCGCACAAGAGATTTGCTTGAGTACCTATCCAGTGGCCTATCGCCGGGTATTCGGCGAGAGGACACAAGGCAGGTACGATATGCTTATAGGTCAACACTTATGACCTATGTCTGTAAACAAGCAATATACTTAAGACAAGTATAACAACTATTACTATTAGTGGCTCAGCCATAATAGTTCCTTTCATATATGTTTATATGTCAAAGTGAATGGCAAGCCATACACCGACTATGATTACGAGAGCGATAGATACTGCGACAGCACACATGATGTAGTCGCCGATTGACATTGGATCTAGTTCGATCATGTTATTTTCCTTAGTTGTAGAACACTCCAGATGAAGGCTTCAAGCTGAGCTACTTCAGCTTTGCTCATCTTCCTAGGAGTGCACTCTTGGTTACCATTATTATTAGGAATCATATATGTATCTCCGTCATGCTCGAATAGGGCTTCGAACATAGCATCTATAGACATATGCATGGCCTTGAGTAAATCAGGGCTAGTGGTTGGTGCTATACGATGATCTACTGCTATTAGATACATGAAGATTGTTTCCAGATTACTCTGGGAACACCACTTGTATCTGAGCATTATTAAGCTCCACATTAGATTAGGGAACCACCAAAGGCGTTGAAGCCAATTGGCGTCTATCATTTTATTGATTACCATAAGTAACCTCCTGTTGTTAGTAAATGTACTCCAATGAATACATTTGTTAATGTTGCAATTACGACAGCGAGTATGTAGCACCGAGTGGCTACATACTCTATTTGTTTATCAGTCATGAGTTATCCCCTAAATGACATGGGAGCAGGATCGAATACTAATGTATCCTCAACCATTTCCCTATGTTCCTCATGCCTTAGTAAGGTTTTAAGCTCGTTGACACTACACTTATTGTCTGGGCAAGCCCAGCCATTTCGACTAGTGGATTGAATGACCCCAGACACAAACTCTGAGATACATTCACAATAACCGCAGAGCTCACACATAGATGTATGCTCCCTGCAGTGGCTACATTTAATTTGAGCCATTATAGTTCTCCTCTTTGAGGTTACATAATACTACGTCAGCATCACATTCAGTATCATTTGATACTTCTGCATACTCACAATGAAGTGGTTGAGTATACCCGTCACCGAGTAATGAACCACCACAACTTTCACATATATATTCAATCATGATGGATTCTCCCATTAACGAACTCTTCTTGTTCTTTATAATAAAGTTCCATATCAGCTTGACGCTCGGTATGGCATTCTAAGCAAACAACCTCTTCTTCAATAAGAAGCTCATTGTTGCAATCATCACATTTACGTATTGTCATATTAATTCTCCTATTATGACAGTTGTACTGTAGGCGACATTATTGCCGCCCACTAGTTATACTTATCTTATGTTTGGACGATACACATTAGGCATAATCCAACCAGCACTGCCTGCACATTCTCTTTGTGAACGTGGAGATTTTGTAGCTTTATACTGATAAGGAGTAGCAAGCTCCTCGTGCTCGATTTCAGTAAGCTCCTCAGAAGAGATAACGACACCTTCCCAAAGGTCTTCGCTAGATATAGTATCACGAAGTGATACCTCTTCCTGATGCTCCTCACAGGCGTGCATATCATTGAGCAACGCAATACGTTGCGGACAATCATGCGCCCACACTACATTGCGTGATGCCATAGACACGATAGTGCCTTTGGCTGTCACGAAGTACTTCTGGTTATCATAGCTACCAATAAAGCATTTACGTAATGCAGTTTGTTGAAGATGACCAGTACTAACAAGTTTATTCTTGTTAGAACCTTTCAAAGTAGGATTGATAAGACAAGTCTTCTCTTTGCTTACATCTACAGCTAAGTAAAGAGCTGATGGTGAATTCTTAGTACCAAAGCGAACCCAGTCGCCACTAACGATAGTATTTGTCATAATTTATCTCCTATATATGACATTGATGTTGAGTATCATTATTGATATTCAACAGACGGCACAGGATGTGCCTTGGTATTAATTACTTAACATAACCTCTAGGTCAGTCTGAACAGACGTACCTAGGTCTGTAAACATAATACCATGTTTATAGACGAAGTGTTCCGCTGTAGGTTGTTCAGCATTGTCTTGGACAAATGCATCGAACATCCAGCGAAGAGCCGTAGAGTAGTCACCAGCGCCCGATTGGGTCACTTGTGATATGAGACTCATGAAACGAGCATCAAGCACTTTCAGTGCCTCTTCCTCTTGCGCTCTGAGTACTTCTCCTTCTGCTTGAAGGATAAGCATATCATCAAGAAACTGTTCTTCAGTTTCTGGCACACAATGCCTTGGTTTAAAGCCATGTATATCTTTATATACATTTATGAAACACTCTTGCGAAGCAACGGATATTGGTGTTTGATTAGTCATGATATTCTCCTATGAATGACTATTACTTTCTTGGATTATTCCAAGAAAAGAAATGAAGAGTAAAGCTAAAGCTTTACACTTACCTCTACCCCCAACTCGTTGGGCCCTTAGTATAAGATAGAGCGTGTGTAGTGGGTGCTTACCCACTATATACGTGCTCTCTTATAATGTGTGTGAGTGTGTAAAAAAAAAGGTACACTATATGCATCTTAGCATATAGGGTACCTTTAGGGTTCTATTCCTCTTTGGGAATAGGTTCCTTTGGAGCTTCAATTGCATCCACTTGATGCATATTGTTTAGCTCCGCCAGAGAGACCTGGCTCCACTTGGAGACATGTTGATCTGTCGTATCAACGACATTGTAGACGAGATCGCACATCTTCTGTGCGATGTTGGCTACAGACTTGTCGTTGGTAATGAGGATACCGCAGACGGCCTCTATGCCTTCTGTGGTAGCCGAGGAGATCGAGCTGATTGGAGCGAAGAGCTTATTAGTCATGTTGAATTCCTTTATGAGACATGGCGTGAGCACGGAGTGATCACTTGCCTAGGCAGCCAACTCGTTGGCTAGCTGTGTAGACGAACAGATAAATCCCCTCTTAGGGGGGGTTAGCTGTGAGTACTAGTCATGTATATACTGTACTGACTTCGTATCTAAATTTTATTTTTCTGGAAAATGCTGATTTGTAAAAAAATTCTCATAAAAAAAAATATTGTGAATTTGTATAGAGCCACTAACCATGCCACTATTTGTTGTTGTGAAGGGCGGGGTTAGTAAGTCTTGATGGATTTCTTATGCCACTATTAATAGACGCTCCTATATAGAGTTACTCTTGCCCCGCTGCGCGGCGCACCGTAATCTAATAGTCGCTACTTATAATAGGGGGTGTGGTTTGGGGTTGTTGTTGTAAGCGATCGCCGTTGTACGATGAACGAGTGCCCGCAGCGAAGCGAAGGTGCCGAGTGAGGGAAGTGCACAAGGTGAGAGCGTTTATTTGTATTGGTTTGTATTGTTTTGTATGGGTCTCTATAAAACGCCCCTCCGGTGGTGAACTGCGCGAGTTACCAGCAGAGGGGGTTCCAGATCTTTAGGAGCACGATCGGAGGGAAGTATAGCAGAATATATAGGTTTGTCAAAAAGAGGGAGTTATTCAGGAGTATGCAGTAGGGAAGTCGCCATGTTATTGAGCGGCGGAGCCGGGAAATAACACTGGATACTTTTCTACAAGCAACGAGTGTTTAGGAGGAGAAAACCATAGATCGAGAATGGTCGAATGCTAGACGCCGAAGGCGGATAGCGGTCTCTTATATTACTTAGTCTTATATAGGGTGCACCCACGTGCACCCATGTGGGGTGCATTATACTGCACCTCTATAGACGTGCACTCACGTGCACCTCACTTATATCATAAGTAATGTAGATAGGGGGTTGCTTTATACATATATGTGTAGTATGTTGGTCACATAACAAAGAAAGAACCCCTCATGCTTATGATTAAAAACTACGTTACATTGGTTAGCGCAATATGCGCAACCGTGAGTCTTTATAGAACTGCCCGAAAAGCGAAGCAAGAATATGAATATGACGAGCTGACCCGCACCAAAACAATTGAAGAGAAATTTAGAATAAACACGGAGGAATTCAAATGATCATTCGCCACAATCTACCAAACAATAAGTTTACTAAGTTGGATCGAAGAGTATTTTCTAATAGTAAGATAAGTGATGGGGCCGTGAGGTTGTATGGTTACATGTGTAGTTTGCGGAATGGTGCTAACTTTAGTGACAAATACCTACTTACTGCGCTGAATATAAGTAAGAGAGCGCTGTATAACCGGAAGAAGGAGCTTAAAGAGGCAGACTTGATCTTAATAGACCAGATTAGCGCACGAGTTTATGTGGCTTATATTGGATATACTGATTTTACAGCTCGGCAGGTAAAGAATTTGTGGAAATCAGAGGAAGATCATGACACAAACTAAAAAAGGGAGTATGTTAGAAACAGTAACTAACACTTTTTCAGGAACTGTGGTAAGCTATGTTCTGACATTAACGGTGATGCCCTTATTTGATATGCACCCCTCGTACAGTGATGCATTTGGGTTGTCTATTATATACACGATAGCTTCATTAATTCGAGGCTATATAATAAGAAGAGTGTTTAATAAGAGCAAAAATTCGTCAACCAAATAATATTTAGCTTGCGTTAAGTGTAAAAACATAGATAAATAGGAACACACATTTATTTATAGGAACAATTGTGGCTAGAAAATACAACAATCCCATACCCCCTAAGAAAGAAGAGATTTATCATGGCTAAAAAACCAACAGTACAAAAGATCACTCCTAAAGAGGTGGTAATGTCTGCCCCAATTCCGACACCTGAAGCACAGCCTATGACAGATAAAGAGCGTAGAGTTGCTAAAGTAATGGCAAAACGCGCTGCAGCACAAGAACATAGAGCTGCTGCTGATGGTGATAGACACACTAGAAAATAAACCTCAAAAGGACTAAATAAGATGGCACAAGGCGACTTAACAATTTTCAACGAAGCAAAGCTGGCGGTACTTAACGCTGTGCATGACTTCGACTCAGACACGTTTAAAGTGGCGTTTATTACTTCAACCCCGGTTGTAGCTCAAGCTACTCCTACTCTTGGTGATTACACTGAGTGTACGGCTGGTGGTAACTACTCGACTGGCGGCTTCGCAATGACTGCTGCAGCCCTTGCTGAATCAGGCGGGACAGTGACAGTTGATTTTACTACTGATATCTCAATGGTTAAACATGCGTCAAACCCTACAAATATATTTGCGGCCTTGATTTATAATAGCTCAAAATCTAATCAAGCAGTAGGATGGGTCGAAGTTGATACTTCCGGTGCTGATGGCTCAAGTGGCCTTATATCAGTAACCTGGGGCGCAAATCTATTTACACTAGCTTAAGGATTAGTCTATGGCTGATATTAAACTCTCAGACCTGACCCTTAAAACTGGGAATATGGTTGCTTCTGATCTTGTGGAAATTACTGAAGGTGGTAATACTTCGAAATCAGTTACAGGTACGAAGATCATTGACATGGTTACAAGTGCCTCTGTCGTCACAGCTAATACTGCAAAGGTAACATACCCAAGTTCAGCTAGTACCAAACTGGCAGGCATTGAAGCTTCTGCAACAGCAGACCAGACAGATGCAGAGATAAGAGCTGCAGTTGAAGCAGCTACTGATTCCAACGTGTTTACCGATACAGACCACACTAAGTTGAATGCAATAGAAGCTAGTGCCACAGCTGATCAGACTAACGATGAGATTAAGGCAGCTATTGAAGCTGCGAGCGACAGCAACACATTTACTGATGCAGATCATACAAAGCTAAATGCTATTGAGGCCAGTGCAGATGTGACTGATTCTACTAATGTTGTAGCTGCACTTACAGCAGGAACAGGAATTACTATTGCATCTAATGGTACTATTGCAGCAGGCCCACTTGCAGTAACAACAGTACAAGTAGCTAGTAGTGAGTCTGCACAGTTAGCTTTAACTGCTGAAGAGGGTGATGTTGTAGTTCGTTCTGATGAAGATAAAACCTACATGCACAATAGTGGCACGGCAGGAACTATGGACGACTACACTCTTTTGGCTACTCCAACAGGTGGTGTGAGCAGTGTAAATAGTGTTACAGGTACTGTGACTGCTGCACATATAGCAACCGCAGTTGAAGCAGCAAGTGGTTCAAATACATTCACAGATGCTGACCACACTAAATTAAATGCTATAGAAGCTTCAGCAGATGTGACTGATGCTACAAACGTAACTGCAGCTGGAGCATTGATGGACAGTGAGTTGGCTGGTATTGCTGCGGTAAAAGCAACCACAGGCACTTTCCTAACAGCCGACCAAAGTAAATTAGACGGAATAGCAGCAAGTGCCAACAACTATGTTCATCCTAATCACTCTGGTGAGGTAACGTCTACTGCAGATGGTGCAACTGTAGTTGCTGATAATGTAGTTGATGAAGCCAATCTTAAAGTCTCCAACTCTCCAACAAATGCATATGTTCTTACAGCTCAGTCTGGTGCAAGTGGTGGCCTAACCTGGGCAGAAGCTGCTGCAGGCGGTTATACAGCAGCTACTTCAGCACCTTCCTCTCCTTCCGATGGCGATCATTGGTTTGATACAGCTACAGGAATATTATATGTCAGGGTCGCTAGTAACTGGATAGATGTAAACACTGCTGCGTCTGGCCCAGCTGCTGCCGCTGCCACAGGTGGGTCTATGACACATGTTAGCACAGCAACAGTATCAGGAACTAGTACAGCCGAAGTTATTGTAGCAGTAGACAATACATATAAGACATATAAAATATATGCTTCATGGGAAGTACGGGCTGATAGTAATAGTAGTATTGAGCAGCGTTTCACAGATGGTGGTACAGCAGTAACAGATAACGCAGCTTACACAGGGGCTAGACAATATAATGGGGCAGGTAGTGCTGTAAATGGTAATGGTAAAATGGTGACAGCTTATCCTGATAGTAATCTTCCAATAGCTTCTCAGGAATGGACAATTTTTATGGACGGTAATAATATAAAAAAAGTTATCTTTAGTTACGGAATTACAAGGGCTAATCAAGGTAGTTCTGTAGTTGCACAGGGTACTTTTTCTCCGCATAATTACAGTGCGAGTGGGAATATAGACGGTATTTCGTGGAAATCTCCTAACACTCAATTTAAAGCGGGTAGCACTTTCATACTTTACGGATTAGCAGAATAAAGGAAAATAATATGCAAAAATTAGTTAACGGAGTTGTTATAGACCTTACAGAAGCTGAAGAAGCACAAAGGGTAGTAGACGATGAAGCAGCAGACGCAGAATATCTTTTAAACGGACATAAGGCGTTAAGGCAAGCTGCATACCCACCTATAGAAGATTACTTAGATGGTATCGTTAAGGGTGACACTGCCCAAGTTGATAAATATATAGCTGATTGTGCAGCTGTTAAAACATTATATCCAAAAGGAAGTTAAATGACAGCCTATACATACAGCGGAAGTTTTCCTGGCAGTCCCCAAACTAACGATACATTAGTGATTAACAGTGTATCTTACACCTACTCGTCTAAAGGTGCTTGGGTTGTGACGGGGGGTGGCCTTGAAGGTACAGCAGTATTATCTACTGGAGAATCTGGCGGCTCTAAATTATTAAGGGAAGACGGTGATGGCACTTCTTCATGGCAGACAATAACAACAATCACTGGTGGACAGGCTTCTGCTATCACAGCCAATACAGCTAAGACAGGTATTACATCAGGACAGGCTTCTGCTATTGTGGCAAATACTGCTAAGGATACCAATGTAGTTCAGACTACAGTATCAGGTAACGCAGGCACAGCTACTACTTTAGCAACCGCAAGAACGATTGCAGGAGTTTCATTTAATGGCTCTGCTAGTATCTCTTTGAACAACAACGCCATTACAAACGGTGCAGGGTATACGACTAATGTAGGTGATATCACAGGTGTGACAGCAGGTAGTGGGATGTCAGGTGGGGGTACTAGCGGTACAGTTACACTGACTAACTCATCTCCTAATGTTGTTCAGACTACGGTGTCTGGAAACGCAGGTACAGTAACTAATGGGGTTTACACTACAGGTACTCAAACTATAGGTGGTGTTAAGACTTTCTCTAGTAATGCCGTTTTCGGTGGTTCTGTCACAACGACAGCAGGAGGTACTTCAGGTGCAGCAGCAGTGGCTAACTTTGATGATGTTAGGATTGACAGTGACGCTCATTGTGGCCTTCAATTCTCAGGTGGTTCATCGGGTGAAATGCAAATAAGTTTTGGTGATGCTGGTGACCCCAATGCAGGGCGTATAAACTACCAAAACTCTAGTAATGAGATGCACTTTTTCACGAACGGTAGCCTCGCTTTTGACATAGACAGCTCACAAGATGCCACCTTTGCAGGTACAATATCAGGGAACGGTTCAGGCATCACTACCCTCAACGGTTCTAATATATCTTCTGGTACAGTAGCTGCTGCGAGAGTAGCTACACTGAACCAAAACACTACAGGTTCTTCTGGCTCTTGTACGGGTAACGCTGCTACAGTTACTAATGGAGTATATACTACTGGAACTCAGACTATTGGTGGTACAAAAACATTCTCTAGTAATGTCACTGTTAGCGGCACACTTAGTGTTCGCACAGCTATTGACCTAGCGGATAATGATATTTTGAGGTTTGGTTCTGGCGATGATGTAGAGTTTTTCTGTAACGGTTCACATATGTATACTGACTTGAATAGTGGTATTGGCAATTGGTACATCCGTGATGGAAGTAGTACACGATTTACGTTTAATGATAACGGATCATTTACAGCCACATCAAATATCACAGCGTATTCTGACCGAAAACTAAAAGCTAATCTTGAAGTTATACCAAATGCGTTAGATAAAATATCGGCACTTACAGGTTACACGTATGACCGAATTGATATGGAGGGTGTAAGACAAAGTGGTCTTATTGCCCAAGACGTACAGAAAGTGTTGCCCGAAGTTGTTGTCAATAATGTAGACCCTGAGACGAAAGAAGAAACATTATCTGTTGCCTATGGTAACATGGTCGGATTACTTATTGAGGCTGTAAAAGAACTTAACACTAAAGTGGATGACTTACAGAAACAACTAGAGGACAAGTAAATGACACTACAGTCTTCAGGAGCAATTACCCTTGCACAAATCCAAGCAGAGTTTGGAGGATCTAATCCTGCAAGCTTAAGTGAATACTATCGGGGTGGGTCGTATGTGCCGAACACAACTACAAACTCTAGTATTCCTACGTCTGGTACGATTACTATGTCAAACTTTTATTCAGGATCAAATGCAGCACCTGCATGGTCAATGGGTAACTTCTCAAGCCAAAGTAATAAAACACGTAATAGCTACTACTACTCTAACACATTAACAGCTTCATCTACTGGTACTGTTTCAGTATCTGCAGGAGGCACATCATCATATAAAAAATTCAAAGTAAATGGTGGAGGCTTAGTAACCTCAGCAAGTATAGCTAATGGTAATACCTTGCGTATGAGAATACGGGCCAGTGGTTCTTACTCTTCTACAGTAACAGGTACAATAGCTGGTAATGGCAACACCTCTTCGTTCTCCGTAACCACAGGTGGTGCCCCTTCTCCTCCACCGCCTTCTCCACCGCCACCGACTAGTTCTTGTTTAGCAGCAAGTATGCCAATATTTATTCAAGGTGCGTCTGTAGAAGAAACAATTGGTGATCTGGTTGCAGGGGATCAAGTGACCTCCTTTAACTCACCAACCATAATTGATGAAACTAATCCTAATTGGGAATCTTGGTCAGAAGACGATATCTCAGATGGATCTAATGTAGTAACAAGTGTTATTAGAGCAGATGCGTTTCTTGTTGGGCGGTATATTAGAATCAATGGACAGGTAGACTGTACAGAGCCGCATCCACTTCTAGTTCAAAGATCTAATCTTTGGCAGTGGATTAGGGCTAGTGCGTTAGTTGTGGGAGATAATTTGTATGGTATTGACGCTTCAGCAATTCCTATAACTTCTCTTGAAACAATTGACGGTCAATTACAGGTAGTTGATGTCGGTGCAGAAACCGTAGATACTTATTTTGCAGGTAAAATTGACGGTGTGTATATTCTTAACCACAATAAATAATAGTGGAATTTAAATGCAAGTTAGAAATAATGTTACAGAAGAGTGGCATGGTTGGATTAAGGATAACGAGGGCTTAGATAAAACAGAGATGTTTAAAAGGCTTCTCGCTGAAGACTTTAATTTCATGTCAATCAGTAAGGCGTTAAGCTTTGTTCCTACAGTCAATATGGAATGGTTTACTAACCCTGTTGTTGCTACTGGGGAATCAGAACCAATTGTTATTGCAGGAGGCACTAAGATTGAGAATGATAAGATTGAGATGTGGGTTCTTGATGGGTTCTTAAATGAACAAGAGTGCAAGTCATTAATTAAAACCACTAAAAACAACATGAATCCTTCTGGGGTAGACACACCAAATCCCTCTCCTGATATTAGAACAAGCAGAACGAGCTTTTCCGTTGGAGCATCATCTGAATTAGGTAAGAAGTTAGAATGGCGTATATGCCAACTAACTGGATTAGATCCTAGACATGCTGAGACCTTGCAAGGTTGCCATTATGAGATAGGAGAAGAGTATAAAGAACATCCTGATTTCTTCGATCCCTCCACTTCAAATAAAATAGGCAAACTAGGGCAGCGTAGTTACACAGTAATGATATATCTGAACGATGTAGAAGAGGGAGGAGAGACTGTTTTCCCTAAGTGTGGCATTTCATTAACACCTAAACAAGGAACGGTTGTTGTTTGGAACAACTTAAACTCTGACGGCAGTCTTAATCACAACTCTGTACATATGGCAAAACCAGTGCTTAAGGGGGCTAAGACTATTATTACAAAGTGGTTTAGAACTAGCAAAGGGCTGCCTGTTTTCAGTGATATTACGGAACATGCACCTAGATACACCGAAAAAGGTTTTGAGATAACTGCGCTATTTGACACACAATTTAAACGCATTACAGAGATTTACGAAGCCCATAAAAAAGATGAGCAGCCAGAGTCAGTCCCAAGATACCTTACTTCAGTTAACAACAACATACCTTCTACGGTCATGCCCTTCACAGAAGAAGAAGGTATGGAAATATCTGATATGGTTCAATCCCGATTAGAGGAGTGGGCCGGAGTAGAACTAGAACCAACTACCCAATATGGCTTCAGGGACTATAAGAGGGGAGCAGTGCTAAGTATTCATAGGGATAGGGAAAATACACACATTGTCTCCGCTATTATTAATATAGCACAAATTGTTGATGAAGAGTGGTATCTTAATGTTGAGGACTATTATAACCATAAACACGAAATAGCACTACAACCACAGTGTATGGTTTTTTATGAGGGACGTAATTTATTGCATGGCAGAGCCCAGCCATTTGAAGGTGATAGCTATGTTAATTTATTTATACACTTTAAAGAAAAGGTGACATAATATTATGCTTTACTGTACGGGTGCTCCTAAATCAGGAACACATTTGCTTTTAAAGGCACTACGTTTGTTTGGAGACGATTGTCTTCAGGCAATCCATAGTCACAAAGACCATAACTTTCCGTGGGATGCTGTTGATAGGCGTGTACATATTATACGAAACCCTCGGAATGTTCTTATAAGTTGGGCTAGATATCAGCATCTGCCCCGAAACGATGAGACAATTATTGGTAGTATGGATTATACCATTCAGCGTATGCGAGGACATTTCGGATGGATAGCAGAAGAACATTGTTTAACTGTCCGATTCGAAGAATTATTAACAGACCCTGGTGTGATTAAAAAAATAGGTGAGTACTTGGATAAACCTCTTATTAAGGGCCATTTTGAAGCACTTTGGGGAGGCACGTCCACGTTTACAAATGACCTAACTGACTGGAGGGACTTCTGGACTGTTGATGTGAAAAAAGCATGGGTTGCAAAAGGTGGGGTTGAGATTGAAAATAAGATGTGCTATTTTAATGGGGATGAAAAAGTTTTAGAGAAAAGTAATGGTTATCAGTATACTGGTGCGCATCATTATCTTTCTAACTTACAAATAAAGGATAAGTGAAATGGAAGGCCCACGCGTTACCCAAAATGGTGATACACGCATTACTGAAGCCAGTACTTTTCGAATTACTGAAGAGTATATACGCGTATGGGCGCTAACCCCTAACTCCGTCAGCCTGGGGGTAACCACAACAAGCCCAGAAGTAGCTTTTGATATAGCTGTTCTATCCGCGACAGCCAATCTAGTTACAAGTAGCACAAGTTCTGCAGTTATGGTTGATGTGGATGTAGATATTGTGTCCGCTACAGTAGCACTGTCAACCACATCTGCTAATACCGTAGTGATTGTTGATATTGATGTTGAAGTCACTTCTATACCTCCTGCACTGGCTCTTGCCTCCTCAGATTCTTCAGTGGTTGTTGAAATAGATGTTGAAATAATAGCAACTTCAGATACATTAGGAATTACCCCCACAACTACAATAATAAGATTTGGGCCGATTCAAGTAACAGAGGGGTATATAATGACAATACCTGTTCTTGATAGAGCTATTACTATTAAGAAGACAGACAGAAATATGGAATATTACACAAAAAGGAAGTCGCTATGATATATGTATGGAAAGAACCCCTGGATCATACAGGAGATCACACATATGAGATAGATTTCACAAAAGAAATGACAGCGTTAAACACGACATTAAATGATGTCACTGTTATCTTGGGAACAGCTGCTATTGCTGCAGGTCTAGAAGTGGATCATATTACCTTGGCAGATCCAGCAGTTAAAGTTTCTTTTAAATTTCGGATTCCTCTCGCTGCTAACCAAGTGTTTACAAAGACAGGCAAACCACTGGGAATGCAGGTAAGATACACTACAGCAAGTGGTGAAATAGACGCTTTTGAAGCAGCGGTGCATATTAAAAACAAATAAACGTGTTGAGTTTTACTATGTTAACACGTTATAGTAAGTTTTTTAATAACTGAGATATAACAACTATGAGCGATGTACTCACCAAAGAGCAATTTATTAGGGTGCTGCCTAAAAAACTAAATCATGCTATTAGCGATTCTGTAATAGATCAGATAAATCAGATCACTGCAGACCCTATTATAAAAGAGAGTTTTAGGGAAAACATTCTTAGTTACACAAATGTAATGAAAGACGGCAAGTTCAAAATACAACAGTATATTGATGCGGTCAGATATGTTAGCCATAAATTGTTTGGGTCATCCAATGTTGAAGCTTATACAAAGACCTTCCCAGATAGATATCAACGATTTTTAAATCAGGCAACGTCCCAAAAAGACATTGCTAGTTATGTGGCGTCTTACAATAAGACTAAGTTGGTCAATCTTATATTTGAGCAGACGCTTGTACCTACCCATATTCTTAATGCGGATATGTATCAGAAAGCGTTGAATGCACAAGCAGAGCTTATGATGACATCCAACAGCGATAAAGTAAGATCTGATGCTGCTAACAGTTTGTTAACTCATCTGAGAATGCCTGAAGCCAATAAGATTGAATTAGACATATCTGTTAAAGAAGATAAGTCCATTACTGAGCTGCGTAACTCCACATTAGAGTTAGTGAAAACTCAAAGAGCTATGATTGTTGATGGAACAATGAATGCAAGAGAAGTAGCACACAGTAAGTTGCTAATAGCTGAAGACGACAGTATTCTAGACGCGGAGTACAATGATGTTAGCAACTGATATCGATAGTACTCTTGAGATTAAAACAGTAGAGCACTACGTCAATGATATTGTTTACGGTGCAGATGAGAAATATATTCCTGGTGATTTTGCCTTAGAATTTATTAACTTTATAAAACTTGTTAACGGCGCCACTGGTGAAGAGAACCTAACGCCTGTGCTACACTTTAGAATGTTGGATCAGATAGCAGGGCAAAAGAAAAACATTGTAAACATGCTTTTCCGGGGAGCAGCTAAAACAACACTATTAGGTGAGTACCTATTCTTATATCTAGGGGTATATGGCGGGCTTCCAGATTTTGGTGATATAGACTTAGCACTATATGTCTCAGATAGTATTGAGAACGGTGTGAAGAATATGCGGAAAAACCTTGAGTTCCGCTATGAGAACAGTGAATTCCTTAAAGAGTACATTCCTTACACACGATTCACAGATGTGCGGTGGGAATTTAGAAACAAATCAGGTAATACCTTTGTAGTTAAGGGATACGGCGCTAAGACAGGTGTTCGTGGATCCAAAGAAATGGGTAAGCGACCTGTATTGGCTATATTAGATGATTTGGTTTCAGATGAAGATGCTCGTTCTGCAACAATTATATCTTCGATTGAAGACACAGTCTACAAAGCTATCGATTATGCGCTACATCCTACAAAATCTAAAGTGATTTGGTCGGGCACACCCTTTAATTCAAAGGATCCTTTGTATAAAGCAGTAGAATCTGGTGCTTGGCACGTAAATGTATACCCGGTGTGTGAGAGATTTCCGTGCTCCGAGGAAGAATTCCGAGGGGCATGGGAAGATCGATTCACTTATACATATGTGAAAGAAAAATATGACAAAGCTTCACGCGCAGGTAAAATTGACACATTTAACCAAGAGCTTATGTTGCGTATTATGTCTGATGAGGATAGACTTATTAGAGACTCAGATATAACTTGGTATGACAGAAAGTCTGTATTAGACTTTAAAGGAAGATTCAATTTTTATATTACTACTGACTTTGCTACTAGTGAGAGAACATCAGCTGACTTTAGCGTTATATCCGTATGGGCATACAACAATGTTGGCGACTGGTTATGGGTTGATGGTATCTGTGAGAAACAACTTATGGATAAAAATGTAGATGACCTATTTAGACTAGCTCAGAAGTACAAGCCACAACAAGTAGCAATAGAGGTAACTGGACAGCAGGGAGGATTTGTCTCTTGGATCCAAAGAGAACAATTAGTCAGAAACCAGTATTTCACTATGGCTTCTGAAAATAATAATGGTAAACCCGGCATTAGGCCAAATACAAATAAAATGGTACGCTTTAATATTATGCTTCCAATGTTCAAACTAAATAAGATATTTTTTCCTGAGCAACGTAAAGATAGCCCAGAAATGGTAGAGTGTATTAACGAACTTTCTCTCGCAGCTAAGGGTGGATTTAAAAGTAAGCACGATGATTTCATTGACACAATTTCAATGTTATCAAGCCTGTCTCCGTGGAAACCCTCTGAGTATGGGGAGATGGTTAGAGGGGATACTTCTGGCCTATGGGAGATGGATGAAGAAGAAGAAGGTAAAAATGATTTGGCTTCTTATATCGTTTAAGGTACTAATTAACAGACAGAAAACACACAGAGGACAAGTTTATGCTACTTTCAGAAATATTTGACCAACTAACTCATGGGGAGCTTTCACAACTATCCATTGGTGGTGCAGCAAACGGGTCGATAGAGCAAAAAGACTATCCGATTGTAATATCCCATATAAATATGGCTTTAACAGAGCTGTATAAAAGGTTTCCAATTAAGATTAGGGAAATCCAAATACAAGAATATGATAGCATAGGAATATACTATTTAGACTCTAAATACTCCACAATCACGGGTACGGCTGCTACGAAGTATCTTATAGATAGTGTTGCATTTCCTTTCCAGGATGATGTGCTTAAGATTACAACTGTTTATGATGAGTTGGGTGTTGAACTCCCATTCAATAATATAAACGAGACTACCTCAATAAACACTCGTGATTATAATTCCTTTGAAGTGTCTAACCCTGATAGTACGAAAGCACTCACTGTAGAGTATAGAGCTAACCATGTAATAATTGACCCCACAGAATTAGATGCAACTACTGTTGATGTAGTATTGCCTCGAAGCTTACTAGAAGCTTTACTCAATTACGTTGCTTTTAGAGCATATGCTGCTAATCCACCTATTGATGGGCAAGACCGCTCTGGCAATTACCTGCAGAAATTTGAAGCAAGCATCGCAAGAATAAGTCTTCTCGATTTAGTAAATGACAGTGAAAAGTTTAACATAAAGTTGGATAATAATGGATGGCCTTAAAAAATCCGCAGACGTCTAATGTAGGCGGCGTACAGATACATGTTGACAGTGCATATGACAACATAAAACTTGTAGCAGATAATATTACAGAGTTACTGGCCTTAGAAACTTATTTCAAAGAGATGAATGGGATCTATTTAGGTACGGCTACAGCTAATCCTACAGTGCGTGGAGATTCGTCAGCACTTCAAAATGGAGATCACTATTACAATACAAGCTCTAAGCTACTCTATAAATATATTAGCGGCTCTTGGGTCTATAACACTGTGTTCTATAATGAAGCAGATCTTAATGCCGCTGTCGGCACAGGCCCATTCAATATATGGCTCGCTTATGCTGATAATATATCAGGAACTGGGATAAGCACCTTACCTTCGGGCAAAGAGTTTATTGGGTTTGCTGGTGGAAAGACTACTTCAACAGTAGATACTAGTGATCCTAGTGTTTTTACATGGACAGATTTTAAAGGCGATACTGGCGCAGCAGGTAGTCAAGGGACTCAAGGGACAACCGGCACTACAGGTAATACTGGCACGACCGGAACTACTGGAACAACAGGTGCAACAGGAGCATTAGTGGTAGAAGCCCCACTTACACCTGGCAATGTAACAGTCAATGTTACTTCATCATATGTATTAGCTTCTTGGAGTCCCCCAGGATATACAGGCCATGATTACACAAAGGTTTACCGAGCATCTTGGGATGGGACAGCCTCTGTTCCATCATCAGGAACATATTTAAAGAGTGCAAGAGGTGACATGGTTGACGGCTCAGTAGCAGCCAACTCATATTACTATTATTGGTTTTCTCATGTAAATGTTAATGGTGTGGAGTCTGGATTACATGCTGCAGGCGGAATACAAGCACAAACACTAGTAGCCTTATCAAGCCAAACTGGGTGGGTTTCCACTGATAATTTAGATTCCACCTTAACAACTAAAATGGGACTAGTTGCAACTACTGCTTCAGCTCTATCTGTTTTAACAGGCAATCATAGTACTGTTAGTTCAAACCTAACTACACTTACCAATAACCATAATGCACTTAATACAAATTACACAACCTTAAATAATGCATATACTGCTACAGCTTTAGTTGTAGGCAATAACGCTGCGGGTTTGGTAATGTCAGTTGATGCTCAGGGAGCACACACTTTTTTCAAAACCAATGTGAATGGGCACATAGCCGGGTTTGGGCTGTCTAATACAGCGGCAGCTTCGACAGCCTCAGATGGCTCAAAACCTTCATCAGCTGTATCCCAATTTGCTGTGTTAGCTGATGAATTCGTTATAGCAAATCCAGCCTCTTCTAGTGTCTCAGCCGCAAATATTCCTTTTCGAATATCTAGTGGAACCACCTATATAAAAGAGGCTTTTATTGAATCATTAACAGCAGCTAAAATATCTGCAGGTACAATAGCTACTCAAAACATCCTTATTGGAAGCAGCAACTTCGATATCAGTGGGGCCAAGTATGGTGCTGGTAAAGGGGCCTTAATTATTAATAATGGTACTCGTGATATTTTAAAGTTGGGTTACTTAAGTAGTTCTCTCGTAGGGCTTGAAATAGTAGATGATGCAGGAGCTACAATATTTAAGTCTGGTACAACTGTCGCTGCACATCTCCAAAACTCTGGCACTACTCCAGCAGACATTGGTTACACAGGTGCCTTAGACGCAAATAAAACCTTAAATACAAACGAACTGACTGATGGGGCCAACTTAGGGGGCACAGCTGCAATCGCAGGTGTGACTGGCGCAGGTGCTCTTGCTGAAATAGATTCAATTACTGTAGCTAATGCTGGAACATATATAGCAAGTGCCGCAATTACAGAAGCAATGATTGGTACACTAAGTGCAGCTAAAATAACTACCGGGACTCTGGCTGCTGGAAGAATAAATGCAGCAAGCCTTGCAGCCGATCTAATAACAGTAGATCACTTAGCAGCAAACTCAATTACACTTGCTAATAATGCGCTTGCGACAGGAGCGGTTGCCACAGCAAAGGTAGCAGATAATGCTATTACTGAAATTAAAACGTCATACACTGCGTCTGCAACACTTCCTACTAGTAAAGCAATGACCCAAACAAACACAATAACTTTTTCTTCTGTTGATGATTTTGACAGCATAGTGTTAATGTATTCTGGGCAAATGACCACAGGAACAGGAAACAAAGAAAAAATAGAGGCCCAGTTTCAAAAAGCGGGAACACAGGTTTCTAGTGGGGAATCAGAAATCAACACAGGAGTTTTAGGGGATATAGATGTAGGGGGGCCTATGGCTTCCATGTCTTTTACTGATGCTTCCCCAGGAACTGGATCTAAGGTATATACTGTAAATGCACGAGTCAGCAGTGCTTCTCCAACTCAAACAGTAGTTATGTATTACAATCACTTTACTGCTATAGGGGTAAAAAAATAATGAGAGCTGTTTTATACAACAAAACAACAGGGCAAGTTACAGGGACGTTGACTACATCGGCCAAGTCTTTTGAAGAGGTGGACTCAACAGAAGACACAAACATAGGGCTTTTTGTAGGTGAGACAGCGGGATATCAAAATTATGTAGATGTTACAAGCAACCCAGTAACTTTAGAAACCAAAGCAACGCTTGGTGCTGATTTTGATGCTATTACACTAACAGCTGCGGGAGATGGGTATATTACTTTAGCTACACTACCTATTCCGTGCACAGTATATGTAGATGGCGTTACAACAGTAGTTAATGATGGTAGTTTTGAGTTTGACGCGGATACAGTTGGAGAATATAAAATTGTCGTAGATGAGCCAACTTTTACAAGAAAAGAATGGATTATAAATGCCAACTAGATTTACAGGAACAAGATCTGAAACAGAAGCCGAACGATACGCCCACAAAAAACATATTGTTTTAGGTTTATCAGCAGCTGAGATAGACTCCTATGTTGACACAAATGTGTCGACACTAGAGGAAGCGAAAACAGTACTTAAATTAATGATTAAATTAATTAAAGCAAACGCGCAGTAATTACATATGGAAATTTTTAGCCTAATACGTGATCTGGGACTCCCAATAGCAAGTGGCTTAGTTATGGGTTATTTCATATTTTTAGTTATGAAGCAATTAATGTCTGGCTTAGTTAGTGAAATACAAACAGTGCAAGCTATCTCTAAAATGCTAATCACACGGGCTAGTATTATGAATAATGATATGATTCGTATAGACGTCAGTATATCTTCTGCGCTAAGATTACCAGTAGACTTAGGTAGAATTGCTAGAGCTGAAAACTTTGTAGAAGATGGCAAGATAGACGCAAGGCGTGATTAATGGATATTGTAAAACTAGTTTCTGAATTTGGCTTCCCGGTTGTCATGGCGGGTGGGTTGGGTTACTTCGTATACTTTGTATGGCAGACTATTACTAATGTGATAGACCCTGCAGTACAGGATATGAAAGTCACTATCATTAGACTTACAGATCAACTTAGGTTATTAGATCAAGATATGATACGCTTACAAGAGAAGCTTAATACTGCTTTGCAAATACAGGAGCAACACAAAGATGATATATAATATGATAAGAGACATTCTTCTGACCATTGTCATACTTGGTGGGATAGCTTATGGTGTAGACGAAGCCTTCGCAGACAAAATGACGCACAAGTTTAAGTCCCCTTCCTTTAGTGGTGTGAACACTTCTAGCCACTATTTGACTATTGAGAACCAAGAGCACACTAGAGTTATGACAATTAAAGAAGAAGTGCAAGCACTGGTAGATGAAATAGCGAGGGACAAAGACAATACAACATTGGCTCGTTTCGTCCGTAATCTAGAAAGCCGTGTTTATGCACAGCTGTCAAGACAAATGGTAGATAACCTTTTTGGGGAAAGCCCAAGTACATCAGGCACCATAGAGCTTGAAGGTAACACCATCTCTTACAGCAGTGATGGTGAATTTATAACATTAACGGTGGTTGACTCAGATGGAACTACGACTGACATTTCTCTGCCTATCGGCTCTTTTACTTTCTAGTTGTGTTGCTTTTGATCAGCTTGATGATACGTACGAACAGAGACACAAAGCAGGCAGTACAGTAAAAGTCGATGAGCTACATTTAAAAGAATTAACTAACGCTCCCGCGCCAACGGTGAGGCCGGTGGTTGCGGTTTATAGCTCCTCATTTACAGACCAAACTGGCCAACGGGCCAGTAACTCACAATTTGCATTGTTTAGCTCTGCAGTCACGCAAGACCCTGGAGCTTTGCTAGTAAGAGCGCTAAAGCACGCCAGTAATGGTAAGTTTTTCAGAGTAGTAGAAAGGGCTGGTCTTGATAATCTTACAAAAGAACGACAATTAATTCGTTCTGCTCGTGAGCAATTTAAAGAAACAACTAACCCATTACAGCCATTACTTTTTGCAGGCGTATTGATAGAGGGAGCAGTTATAGCATATGAAACCAATTTGACTACTGGAGGAATTGGTGCTAGGTATTTAGGTATAGGAAAAAGTGTTGAGTATCGTGAAGACAACGTAACCGTCTCTTTAAGATTGGTATCCGTTGCAACTGGCGAGATCCTAATAGAAGCATTAACCCATAAGACCGTGTTTAGTTATGGTCAATCAGAGGATGTATTTATATTCTTGGAAGCGGGAACTGAATTGCTTGAAATAGAGAATGGTAATTCTCGTAACGAATCAGTAACCGTAAGTTTGATGATGGCAATAGAAGGCGCTGTCCTAGAACTTATCAATATAGGGTACGAAAGGAGCTTCTGGAAACATGATAAAAAAATTAATTAGTGTTATATTCTTATTAACATTGGCTAGTGCCGCATATGCTCAAGATAATGAAATATATGTGGATCAATCTGGTGCAACTGCAAATATAGATTTTGAACAACTTGGTACAGGGAACCTTATTACAGGGCTTTCTGGAATATCAGGAACACCCACAGCGTTAGACCTTGACGGATCATCTATGACGTTAGATATTAATATGATTGGCTCTACCAATAAGTTTCTCGGTGATATGTGGGCAGATACTTTTACTGGATTGTACAGCTTCACAGGCAGCACAAATACATTTACAGTACAGATTGACCCAACTAACACCTATGGTGCTGACAGCAGCAACCAAAACGTGCAGGTTATAGGCAGTAGTAATACATTTGTCTTGAATCAAGCAACCTCTGCCTTGGCAGACAGCTTAGACCTTGACTGGTTAGTGCAGGGATCAAATAATACAGTTACAGCAAACATTGATATTGATAACGCCACAAACTTCCTAGACATAGATGGCTCCGACAATACTGTTACCTATGATGGTGACGGTGTTACCGCAAGTGCAGGTGGATACTTCTATTTAGACCACACTGGTGGCAGCAGGACTTTCAATGTCCAACAACAGAGTACATTAAATAATGACTGGGTTAAGATTAATTCTACTGGCTCTAATGGTACTGTCTGTGTCATTCAGAACGACCAAGGCACAGCAGTCGGTTGTTAATATTGGTGGGGTATCTGAGTTAAACGGTACGGCGCGTATATTAAGAGGTAGGCCTTACGATGCTGAGTTGGACTTTGCCATACAAAGTAATGATGAGGCTGTCACTACCAATGGTAGGATGGCTATTACATTTCTAGATGATAGTACTGTTCAGTTAACAGAGCACTCTCAACTGTATATAGACGAATACATATATGATCCTGATCCAACTAAATCTAAGATGGCTCTTACGTTTGGGTTAGGTACTGCTAGGTTTATAACAGGTAAGCTTAATAGAATATCAAAGCAGAACATTAAACTAAGAACACCTACAGCTAATATTGCTATACGAGGAACAGACTTCACTGCGACAGTAGATGAACTAGGGAGAAGCCTTATTATTCTTTTACCTGATGAGTTTGGTCTCTCAAGTGGGGAGATTGAAGTTGTAACTGCAATGGGCAGTGTCCTCTTAAGCAAACCTTTTGAAGCTACTACAGTATCTGTATTTGAATCAGCCCCTAGTAAGCCTGTTATTCTAGATCTTACCTTAGATGGAATAGATAATATGTTAATCGTTTCTCCTCCTAAAGAAGCCGTAGAGCTAATAGAAGAGCGAAGTGCGCAGGCTGCTAATATCCTTGATTTTAATGGTTTGGATATGGATGTCCTAGCAGAAGACTTTTTAGGTGAGGATGAATTGGAGTTCACAGAGTTAGACATTGACTATCTTGATGGTAACTTCCTGGAAGACTTGCTTAACGTGCTCGATGCCCTTGCAGTTACTAAGCAGGAGGATGGGTTAGCCAGCTCAGGTGCTGTTAAAATTACAGGCACTGCTTTTGGGCAAGATAAAGATACACAAGTTACTTCATTCATAAATGGTGAAACACTAAGTATACAACGGAGTGTCAGTAACTTTGCGCAAATAGATGTTGACAAAACAGGAGGCTATACTGTTATATTCACCCAAGACGGTGTAACCAGAGCTATCACCATTAATGGTGGTGGCACTAGCACAATAACAATGAGTCAGGGGGGCTAATGATAGGCTTGGCTTGCGGTGTAGCGCTGTCACTGCATGTAAATTTAATGGATAGGGATTATAATAGTGTACACCCTTACTGCCAATATGAATCCGAAAAAAATTACATCGTTGGAGCATATTATAATTCTGTATACAGACCTAGTTATTTTGTAGGATACAAATGGCACTTAAATGATGACACCTCAATAGATTATGTATTAGTACATGGTTATAAACAATACCCAATACTTCCGATAATTAAATTAAATTACAAATATACATTTGTTATGCCTGCAGTAGACAATGACCAAGTTGGTATTGTTGTAGGTCTGGACTTCCAATTTTGAATAATAAGTAATAGAAGCTAATGAAAAAATATATAATTCTCATACTGATAGTTTTAAGTATACCGATAATAATGCAGAGCATTCCTACCGAAGTACTAAAGCTCAGAACTTTTGACGCATTAGTTCAAACTCCCGCAAGTAGCGGAAATTTCATAGTCCTGAATATTACAGAAGATGATGTAGAACGAGAAGGAGGCTATCCATTCCCTCGTTACAGACTGGCTGAAATACACAAGAGCATTATGGAAAAGGGTGCGTTAGGGATTGGTTGGGTTATCTCATTTCCACAAGCAGATAGGTTGGGTGGGGACGTAGAATTTGCAAGAGAATTAATTACTAGTTCAAGTGTTATTGCGATGTTTGAGAATGGTAAAGGGATATATCCTACTCCGACAGGTACAGTTGTTAAGGGCGATAACATAGGAGGGGTATTTACTACAGGTGTTAAGTCTAATATAGAGATCTTAGCCTCTAGTGCTCTTGAAGGTATTGCAATTGCTCCAACTGAGGTTGACAATCTAGTGCGGCGGATCCCCTTACTACTCAGAACACCCGATGGATGGATTGCCTCATTTGGAACACAAGTTCTAAAAGCGATAACCGGGTCACGAAGCTATATAATAACTACAAATGAAAACGGTATTCAAGAGATAGCAGTTCGGGGTTTACCTCCTGTTAAGACCGACAGCTTAGGACGCAAATGGGTCAGTTGGGTTAAGCCAGAAGTAACTACATTGCAGGAAATGAATGTACAAGATAAGTATATATTTATAGGTGTAACAGCAAACGGCGTTATGCCTCAAATTGCAACACCTGCTGGATTGCTAGAACCTCATTATATCCAAGCTGCATTAGCGGAATCTATGTTGATACAAAATAGTCCATATATTCCTGATTATGCTACAGCTCTTGAGCTAGGTATATTTGTTGTATCTGTAACACTTGTGTGGATGACATTACATATACTAGGCATAACATGGGGGCTTCTATCAGCAGGGGCTGTTATGTCTTTAACAAGCTACTTGGGCATACTGATGATACAACAAGGTTTGTTAATCGATGTATCTTGGGCAGTGATTAGTCAGTTTATCACCGCAACAATCGCTTTCTATCTTAGGTTTAGAGAGCAATATAAACTAAGGCAGCAGATTAAGAAACAGTTTGAGCATTACTTAGATCCCCGGCAAGTGAAACAATTACAAGATAAGCCAGAGCTGTTAGTTCTAGGTGGCGAGAAGAGGTATGCCACCTTTTTATTCACAGATGTGCGTGGATTCACTAGTATGTCAGAGTCTTTACCACCAGAACAAGTGACTTATATAATGAATAAAGCTTTGACAGCGCAACAATATGCTGTGCAAAGTAATGGAGGTATGGTAGACAAGTATATTGGTGATGCTATGATGGCTATCTTTAATGCTCCCTTGGATCAAGAGGATCATGAAGAGTTAGCAGTACAGACAGCGTTAGATATAGAAAGTAATATGGTTGTTCTTAACGAAGAGTTAGAAGAACAAGGGCTACCAAAAGTAGTTATAGGTATAGGTATCAATAGTGGAGAGGCCGTCATAGGTAATATGGGCAGTGACACAAGGTTTGATTACACTGCTATTGGAGACGCTGTTAATACGGCAGCAAGACTAGAAAGCTCTACAAAAGAGCACGGTGTTGACATATTAATAGGAGAGTCTACTGTTAATAAGATATCCCGCAACTGTGAGTACGTTGGAAGCATAAAAGTAAAAGGTAAACGTAAGGCGTTAAAAGTTTATACTATTTAGAGGAAACGAACATGTTAGCACAATTAATCGGCCCAGTAGCAGGACTACTAGATAAGTTCATACCTGACAAAGATCAAGCAGCAGCATTGGCACATGAGATAGCCACGATGTCTGAGAAACATGCTAATGAATTGGCTAAGGGGCAGCTTGAAGTAAACAAGGCTGAAGCTCAATCAGGCTCTCTGTTTATTGGAGGCTGGCGTCCCTTTGTTGGCTGGGTATGCGGTATAGGGCTTGCTTATAATGTCATACTGTCGCAGTTTCTAGCTATATGGTTTGAAGTACCTACTGTGGATCCTAGCTTGCTAACACCAGTACTTATGGGTATGTTAGGAATGGGCGCTATGAGAAGTTACGAAAAGAAAAACGGTGTTGCCAAGGAAAAGAAATGAAAATATCATTTACAAAACATGCTAACTCTTTAGGAGAGACTTACTTGGAACATTTAGCCTCAGCTTTATTATACGCATGTACTATAGCAGCAGCGTTTGTAGTGTGCTTAATACATGCCTTCTTGCCGTTTCTATTTGAGAACACTGGTGGAGAGATGATTAATCGCCTATCCGACAATATAAACAAAAGAACAAAACAAAACTGTGCATGTTCTACAGCACCTAAGAAGAAAAGGAAAAAAAGCAATGCCCCAAGGTAAAGGTACATATGGAACTACAAGAGGTAGACCCCCTAAGAAGAAGCCTAGCGTAAGAAGTATACATCAAGCAGGTGCTCTCGGTAATCTTAAAAACCCAAAGACAGGTAAATCTACTTACCCAGAGTCTTTAAAGGCCGGGAAAGCTGCAACAAGAAAAAAACCTGTGCGTAAAAGACCAAGATGAGCAATCTACTTATTCAACAGCTTAAACGCCATGAGGGTATGAAGCTAAAGCCATACAAATGTACCGCTGGAAAGCTCACAATTGGAATCGGCCGTAACTTAGATGATGTAGGTATATCTGAGGATGAGGCGGAAACACTCTTACACCATGATATTATAGAGGCTACAAACCAACTTTTGTCGGCCTTCCCCTGGATGGGCAGTCTCAATGATGCACGAATAGGTGCAATGATTAACTTTACATTCAATGTCGGTATTGGCACAGTAAAGAAGTTTAAAATTACATTAGAGCATCTAAAGAATAACGCCTTTGAAGAGGCGGCAACCGAGATGTTAACTTCTCGTTGGAGTGAGCAAGTAGGTGCTAGAAGTATAGAAATAACTGACCAAATCCGCACAGGTAGATGGAAGATTATATGATGTTCTCCATACTTCTGAAGAAGTTTAAAAAACTATTTGCAAAATATTTATTGATTGGTGTGCCCGCTTGGGTTATCTATGAAGAGGTAAAGCACTTTTTTAACCCCCAACAAGTAGGTGAAGTTGTATGTCCGAAACTAAAGAAGTAAGCCCGATGGAAAAACATGTACGGACGGCACTAGCTATACTAATCACAGGGATGTGTTTTTGGATTATAGACACACTGGCTAATCAGACAATACAGACAGCGGTACTAAGTGCCAAAATGGACTCAATACAGCTAGATATCGCAGAGCTAAAAGAGAATAGTAAAACTTATGTTAGTTTAAGCGCGGCAGCAGACGCGCATAATATAATCAATCATAGGCTTGATCAATTGAATCTACAAGTGAGAGCAGTAGAGCTAACTAATACAAAATCTGGCTCTTAACTTAATTAAGGTATTTATTTATGGCAATAGAAGAAGAATTAAAGCTCAATAAAGGGGAATCTGAGGACGACACTAGTAACAATCAGATGACTGAGTGGGATAATGAGCCTACAATAATAGATCTTAAACAAGATATTACAGACGCATCAAGTGATGTATCTGCGCATGTCAGTAAAGTAGACAAGTGGCTAGAGAACCTGAATATAACAGGACAAGCTGTAGTAACTAATGGCAAAGGCCGTTCTAACATAGTTCCCAAACTTATTCGTAAGCAGGCAGAGTGGAGGTATGCTTCGTTAAGTGAGCCTTTCTTAGCCACTAGTGATATCTTTGATGTGGATCCTATCACGTATGAAGATAAGAAAGCTGCAGAGCAGAACGCGCTAGTACTTAATAATCAATTCAATACAAAGATAGATAAAACTAAGTTTGTTGATGAGTATGTCCGAACCGCCGTAGATGAAGGCACCGTAATTGTAAGAGTTGGCTGGGACTTCGAAGAGGAAGAAGTTGAAGTAGAAGTGCCAGACTATGATTTTGAAGTGACACAAGATCCTGCTGAAGTACAACAAGTAGAACAAGCATTACAAGACTCCCAAGAAAACCCACAAGCACACGAAGGCCTAGCTCCTGAAGTACAACAAGCTATGCAATTGTCTGCACAACAGGGTCAACCGATAATTCCTGTGCAAATTGGGTCTCACACAGAAACACAAATAAAAACAATTAGAAACCACCCGACACTAGAAGTATGTAACTATAAGAATATTTCTATAGATCCTACAGCAATAGGTGACTTGTCTAAAGCTTCCTTCCTGTCCTACACTTTTGATAGTTCTAAGGCAGAACTTAAGAGAGACGGTAAGTACAAGAACTTAGATGATATCATTGTTGATGATAATTCTGTATTAGCTGCGCCGGATACTGACACAGATACTAGTGGCGGTGCTTCGTTTACATTTAATGATGAGCCTAGAAAAAGGCTTACTGTTGTGGAGTATTGGGGCTTCTGGGATATTCACGATGATGGGACAGTTGCCCCGATTGTGGCTGCTTGGGTTGGGAAAACATTAATACGTTTAGAAGAGAATCCTTATCCAGACCAGAAAATCCCATTTGTCATTGCACAATACTTACCTGTGCGTAGATCCCTATATGGTGAGCCTGATGGCGAGCTACTAGAAGATAACCAACGTATAGTGGGGGCTGTTACCCGTGGTATGATTGATACTATGGGCCGCTCTGCTAATGGACAACAAGGTATTCGTAAAGACGCCTTAGATATTACTAATAAGCGTAAGTTCGATAAAGGACTTGATTATGAGTTCAATGGTAGTGTCGATCCTAGGGTAGCATTTCATATGCACACTTACCCTGAAGTTCCACAATCTGCGCAATTCATGCTTGGCTTACAAAACAATGAAGCAGAGAGCCTTACAGGTGTTAAAGCTTTTAGTTCTACTGGTATTACAGGTGCTGCACTAGGTGAGAATGTCGGTGGCATTAAATCAGCTATGGATGCAGCCTCTAAAAGAGAGTTAGGTATTCTCCGCAGATTAGCTACAGGCATTAAAGAAATAGGCCGTAAAATTATTAGTATGAATGGCGAGTTTCTTGATGAAGAAGAAATAGTTAGAGTTACTAATGATGAGTTTGTTCCTGTTAAGAGGGATGACCTAGCAGGTAACTTTGATCTACGCCTATCTATTAGTACTCCAGAAGCAGATGAATCTAAAGCCAAAGAGCTTGCCTTTATGCTTCAAACTACAGGTCAGACTATGGGGCCAGAGTTCTCAAAGATAATATTGAGTGATATAGCTAAATTACGTAAGATGCCTGATTTAGCTAAAAGAATATCTGACTATGCACCACAACCAGATCCTCAAGCACAAGAGAAAGCTATGCTTGAGATAGAACTATTAAAAGCACAAATTGCTACTGAAATGTCTAAAGCTAATGAGAACAATGCTGAAGCTGAATTAGACAAAGCCAAGATTGGCAACTTACAGAGTGACACTGACTTAAAAGATTTGGATTTCCTAGAACAGGAATCCGGAACCAAGCAAGCGCAACAAATGCAATTGCAAAGCGAGAAAGCTAAGAAAGATTTACAGGGCAATCTTATTCAACAATCTGAAAAGAATCAGTTTGATAGAGAAGAGAATAGATTCGCTGCAAATAGTTCCGCTAATTCTCTTTAATTAAACCGAATCTCTTCCCGTAAGGGAGAGGACACAGAAGGACTATATACTATGAGAAATAACTCTGAATCAGAGACTATTGAGCTGACTATTGAGCAAGCAAAAAACTTAATCAAAAGAGGCGAGTCTTTAAAAAAACTTTACAATAACAAAGACTTTAAAAATGTAATCTTAGAAGATTACTTTAAAGATAATGCAATACGTTTAGTGCATCTTAGAAGTGATCCTAACTGCCAAACAGATGAAATTCAAGGCAACATCTTACGTGAGATGGATGGCGTTGGCTCACTGAAGAAATACTTTAATGTTATTTTGGCTTTAGCATCAAGAGCAGAGCAGGACTTAGCAGCAGCAGAAGAAGCCCGTGAGGAAATAGCTGCAGAGGAGCTGTAAGATGGCAAACACTGAAACACAAAGTGATCAATCATTCTTAGATGCTTCAGATGAAGCAATGATGGAAATGGCCCCTCCTGCTCTAGAAGAAGAAGAAATTGAAGAGGCGCCAATTGAAGAGGATACAGGCGATGATACTACAGAAAATAATGAACATACTGAAGAACCTGCTTCTGATACTGAAGAACGACACGATACTTCTGATGAGGTATCTGCGGAAACAGACGAAGAGGATAGTGTCTTATCTCAGGACGATGATACAGAGATAGATGAAGATAAAGAAGTTGCACAAGATACAACTTTTGACAATGCTGAAACTACAGACGAAGAAACAGATGCTGCCAATGATGAGGCAGACCCTGTTGGCAAGATAGATTACAAGGCTGAGTATGATCGTATAATGGCACCATTTAAAGCTAATGGTAAGACTATGCAACTAGACAAAGCCGAAGATGTAATTCAGTTAATGTCTATGGGAGCTAACTATAATCAAAAGATGAGAGCGCTAAAACCTAATCTTAAGATTATGAAAATGCTTGACAACAATAACTTACTAGACGAAAGTAAGCTGAACTACTTAATAGACCTGGATAAGAAGAACCCAGATGCTATTACTAAGTTACTCAAGGACAGTGGTATAGACCCACTCAATGTTGATGTAGAAGAAGATTCTAAGTATAAGACTAACAATGCTTACACTGTTAGTGACAAAGATGTAGAACTTGATACTGTGTTAGAGGAAATTCAACACTCAACTAGTTACCAAGAAACAATTGATGTCATAAGCAACAAGTGGGACGAGCCTAGTAAAAGAATCATTTTAGACGACCCAAATATTATACGTGATATTAATGCTCACATCGCAGATGGTGTATATGCAGAGATTATGACAGTAGTAGATAGGGAACGAGTTTTAGGTAAACTTAACGGTGTACCGGATATTACAGCTTACAATCGAGTAGGTGAACATATGCAAGCTAATGGGATGTTTAAAGCGCAACAAACTACCCCAGCCGCCACTACAAATGTTAAACCAGTCGAAAATAGTAAGAAGATAGATCCAAAGCTCAACAAAAGAAAACTAGCTGCAGGAGGCACTAAAAGTGCTCCATCTAAGAAAGGCAGATCAGACTTCGATCCACTAGCCCTATCAGATGAAGAATTTGAAAAGCTTTCTGTTAATGATTTTAAATAACTAAGGAGTGACCACTAATGGCACGTATTTATAATGATCCCGCAGGAGGATCAGAAAGCACAGTAGGTAATCAATTACGTACTGACTATTACCAAAAAAAGGCTCTTATCGAAGCTAAAAAAGAGCAATACTTCGGCCAAATGGCTGATACAACATCCATGCCTAAGAACATGGGAAAGACGATTAAGCTCTATCATTATTTACCTCTACTCGATGATGCAAACATCAACGATCAGGGTCTAGATGCTGCTGGCGCTACAACAAACCAAGACTGTACAGTCGTAGTTACTATGTCTGACGGTTCTTTGCCTAATATTAATCTAGCAAACTCAGTTGGCAACGCTGCTCACTTTGTTGGTCTAGGTGCTGATGCTGCAGCTGCTAAAGCTGACGTTATCGTACATGTAAACGCATGGATGGAGCAGCTTGCTGTTGCTGGAGGCCTGGCTGTGTCACTTGTTGGATCTTCTGCAGCTCTTAAGTTTGCTGACGGTGTTAATAGCACTGATGGTCTTGCTTACGTTAAAGGCTTCCGCTTTAAGACTAGCGCAGGCACAACTATCGAAGCTACTGCTACTCTTACTTCTCAACCTGCTTATGGTAACCTATATGGTTCATCTCGCGATGTTGGTACGATTACTGCGAAACTTCCTGCTCTTTCTGAGTCAGGTGGACGTGTTAACCGTGTTGGCTTTAAGAGGCGTGAGCTTGAAGGAACTATTGCTAAGTTCGGTTTCTTTGATGAGTATACACAAGAGTCTATGGATTTTGATACAGACTCTGAATTGCAAATGCATATCAATCGTGAAATGATCAATGGCGCTAACGAGATTACTGAAGACGCTCTTCAGATCGATCTTCTTAACGGTGCTGGTGTTGTTCGCTTTGGTGGCGTTGCTACTCAAACAAGTGAAATTACTGGTGTTGCCGCTACTAAGTCTGTTGTGTCTTACAACGACCTAATGCGTCTATCTGTAGATCTTGACAACAACCGTTGCCCTAAGAATACCAAAATTATTACTGGTACTCGTATGGTCGACACTAAAACTATTAACGCTGCTCGTTATATGTATGTAGGTGCTGAACTTGTACCTGCTCTTAAAGCAATGGCTGATAGTTTCTCAAACCAAGCATTCATGTCAGTAGAGAAATATGCTGATGCAGGTAATGTCGCTAATGGTGAAATTGGTTCTATCGACCAATTCCGTATTATCGTTGTTCCTGAAATGATGCGTTGGGAAGGTGCTGGTGCTGCTGAAGGTACTAACGCCGGTTACCGTGCTACTGGCGGTAATTATGACGTGTATCCAATGCTTGTTGTTGGATCTGAGTCATTTACTACAATTGGTTTCCAAACTGACGGCAAGACTGTTAAGTTTAAAATCAAACATGCTGCACCGGGTTCAACTGAATCTTATGCATCAGACCCATACGGCGAAACTGGCTTCATGAGTATCAAATGGTACTATGGATCTCTGATTCTACGTCCAGAGCGCATTGCTCTGATTAAAACTGTTGCCCCTTGGTAATAGTTATTTAACCTAAGAGCCCTCCCCCAACGGGGGAGGGTTTCTCTCTTAAACATATAATGGAAGAAAAAGTTATGACTATCAACACAGACCAAATAGCAGAATCAACTGTACCTGCACAAGACGAATTGACAGTACTAAAAGCGCGTGCAGCTACTCTCGGAATTAAACATCATCCTTCAATAGGATTAGATAAGCTGAAAGCTAAAGTAAACGGTGCTCTGTCAGACACCCCAACAGAAGTTGCGGAAGATATTATGAATGAAGACCAAGGTGTCTTAAAAGAACTAGCAGACATTCCTGAAACCGAACTACAGATGATCAGTAGATTGCGCCGTGAAGCTACACAGCTCCAACGTGTCGTCATTGCCTGTATGAACCCACAGAAGAAAGAGTGGGAAGGTGAAATTTTCACAGTAGGGAACAGCGCTGTAGGATCTATTAAGAAGTACGTGCCTTTTAATAATGATGAAGGGTGGCATGTTCCAAAAATGCTCCTAAACATGATTACAGAACGTAAGTGCCAAATATTTGTTAATGGCAAAAACCACAAAGGCCAGTCAGTCAAAGTGGCTAAATTAATCAATGAGTTTGCTATACAATACCTCCCTGCATTAACTGGGGAAGAGTTAAAAGATTTAGCTCAAAAACAAGCAATGTCTCACGCTATAGACGCATAACCATAAGGTAACAGCACCATGTCAACTATTTCAACTGCCCATCTCACTGAACAAGACCTCGAAGGCACAGGCGTCTTCGATATATTAATGGATGCTACGAAGCAGCATATTAAAACAGAGTTTGATGCAAATAGGGTGACTGGTGCTGATTACGCCCAATTATATTCAACAGCTATCACAAATGTGTTGCAACAAAGTATTGCTTTTCTTTTGAATAAAGAAATTAATGATAAGCAAGCAGATTTGTTAACAGCACAAATATCTAAGTTAGTCAAAGACGAAGACCTAGTAGATCAACAGATACTACAGAGCGTACAACAAACAGAGCTACTAGAGGCCCAAGTAAGTTTAGCTTATGCACAGATACAAGACACAGTGAATATTAAAGACGTTTCAACTACTGTTACTGGTTTGGTGAGTCGTCAAAGACTACAAACAGAAGCAGAGACAGCACTTGTAGGTACACAGAAAAATGTAGCCCTTGCGCAGATCCTTGATAATGTCACAACTACTCCTGGTGTCGTAACAGGTTCTATAGGCGCTCAGAATGCGGCAGTTACTGCACAGAAAGCCAACGTAGTCTCTGAGAACGCTAACATTGGTAAAGCAGGACTAAAAATAGATGCTGAGAAATCACTACTAGTACAGAAAACGGTATCCGAATTAGCTCAAACAGAGGATGATGCTACAGGTACTGGTGGATCCCTCAATGAAGGTTTGATCGGCAAACAGAAACTGCTTTATGTAGCACAGACAGACGGCTTTGCTAGAGATGCAGAACAAAAGTTTGCTAAGATTGCGTCAGACATGTGGGCAGTTGCTTACACAGTTGAAGGGACAACCTTTGGGTATCCTGCAGGTTGGTCAGGCGCAGACATCAATACCATACTCAATAAGGTGGCAACAGGAATAGGCGTTTCGACTGGATAAGGGATAACCAATGGTACAAGCAATATCGGTCAATACTTCAGTGCAGGAAGTGTTTAATGGATCCGCTCCAGATAGAAAAAGTAATCTAATTGCAGCTATTATAGGTGGTTGGGATATCCCAATAACTCTTGTGCAAGACTTATCTCGTGGAGCTGAATTTACAGAAAAGTCTGAAAGGTACTATGATTTAGGCGCAGCCTCAGAAAAAATTGGACTGCCTATTCCGTTTAATTTTTCAGCCTCTGATGAAACCGAGTTAGAGTATAGGCCTGCAGTTAAATCAATTATTGCTGTAGAAGATAGTATCTCTGACGAAAATAACATCATAATATTCGATTTAGAAATTACATATGTAAATAAGTATCGGCTTCTGCAAGAAGCCGTACAGGATATGGCCACCTATCTTTTACCATCACAAAGCTTTCAAGCTAACGATGCATACTATCCTTTAACAAATGGTACCCCTAGGTGGACTAGTACTTCAGACACATCTCTAGATATAGAGTTATCTCCTGAGTGGTCTAGATCGTATAGTAGTATGCCTGCTGATATAAACGTCAGTACAAATATACCTTATAAAGCTGGAAACACCGTCTATGTAACTGCACGTTATTATTATAAATTAAATACCCCAGGAAAATCTGGGCAAGATAATGTCACTTACCTACGAACATGGAATTATCAAAATGATACAAGTAGTGTGGCACCATATGCCTCTATTAATGTAGATACTTCACTTATACAGGGTGGGGAGTTCTACCCAATTCTTCCATTTAGAATTAATGGGGTTTGGGCCGAAGATAGCCCATACTTCAAGGACACATTCCCTACTATTACAGCCACAATGCTTGCTGTGGGTCTCGGATATGAAGACTTGAAGAAAGCAGTTAATCCTGAGAATGCTCCGGGCTGGACATCAAATGATATGCCCTTAGAAGATTTAGATGATGCCGTGTTATTATTTGGGGTGGATATGTCTCTTGATGAGGATATATTTAATAGATATCTTTTCCAAGCGTTCCTGTCTTACCACTACAGCTTAGCAGGTGCTACTCAAGCTGAATGGTATACTTGGAGAAACAATAGTAGTTGGGAAACCTTAAACAGACCAAGGAATATGATTGAAATACGCACAAGTACTTTGGTCTTTAGGCTAGAGTATCAGTGGTCAAGTGTGCAAGTAAGAACAGGTAATATATCTACAGACTCGCTCTACAGTGCTACATCTAATTTACCTAACCAACCGGGAACAGTAAATCCTGTTACAGAGCCTGCATCTACTGCGGGGCAAGTAGTAAGACTACAGCATGAGGGGACAGAGTACGAGGGTTCCCAAAGTGGTATCCATAGAGAAGATAGGTTAGTCTTAAGAAAGCCCCTCGGCACTAGTACAACACAATATATAGAGGTAGTAGTGTTTGGGTTGAATGGAATATATGACGTACAGCGCAATGGCTGGCAAGAAGAGGGCCAGTTTAGGGTGTTTATGTATGGGGACAGAAATTGGAGTAATGGCAACATGGTGTTGCCATTAAGCCGAGACTTTGTAAGGAAATTTAATAAAGAAGATGAAGAAGAAATCTTATATAGAACCCTGCAGATCATGCTCTATGCGTCCAATGTGCACAGCCTTGGGTTTTTTCAAAGCAATCTGTTTAAATTTGGCTTCTTCATATTTCAGATAATTACAGCATTTATACCTATGGTAGGATTTGCGAATGCATATTTAAGTGCTGTTGCCACTGAAGGATTTAAAGCAGCAACATGGGCGGCACTTGTAAAAGGGTTTGAGAAATTAGGGGAACTACTTGTTCTGACTATTAAAGTTGGTGTAGTCTCATTTATGGCAATAGAGATATTTGGTATGGATGTTGGTCTTGTAATGTATGCAGCTATAACAGTAATAGCTGGATATGCATTAATAAGTGAAACAGCTGTTCTAGGGTTAACTGCAGTAGAACTAGCAACTGCTGCCCATGCAGTAGATCTAGCAGTTAATCTTCATATTACTAAAAATTATATGGAACTTTCAGATGATATCAAAGATTACGATAAGTCTTTAAAAGAAAAACAAGACGCAATGAAGGATGAAGTAGATGGGTTAGGTGTTGATTATACTCTAAGTAGTATATCAATTATCCGGGCGCCTCAAAAGAACGAAGCTAACGAAACAGTAACAGGATTCTACAATAGGACTATACTTACTAAGAATGTAGGTGTATTGTCTCTGTTAGCTGTACAAACAGCGGTATCAGGTAAACTTGAATTACCTTTACCAGATTATAATCTAGGAACGAGGTACGCATAATGGCATTCGGTGATAATACGAGCATTGCATCAGACTTTGCAGGGGGCACGGACACAAAGGGACTATTTAAGAGATACGCTGAAATTAATAAAAATCCCGGAGACAGGTCATTTGCGTCTAGAATTATTAATCCTGATGGAATTCCAGGTAATGGTGATATATTCAGTACAAACCCTTTTGGGAAGTCTGGTTTATTTGGAGAAGAGGGGTTTTTCTCAGCAGGGAACCTAGGGAAATATGGTGATTTAGCAAAAGGCGCTGCAGGATTGTTTAATGCTTATAATGCAAATAGACAATTTGGGTTGGATAAACAAAAGCAAGCTTTTTTCCAAGAAGCTACTACTAACCAACTTAATAATAATGTACTGCAAGCTAATAAAGATGACGGCAACAAGCTTGCCTTTAATCTCAATAGAGAGGCTGCTAATATAGCTGACGGCTATGTACCGCCACCGAATCAGTATCAAGGGGCGTATAATGCTACAGGATTCCAAACGCTTGGAAATACGCCTAAAGATGAAAGTCTTTACGGCCCTTCCTCTGGACTAGGAAGTGTAACGCAAAAAGAGTACCCACGAAGAGCTCTTACATAATTTAATAGACAATAAAACTACTAACTAATATCTAGGAACATATCATGGCATTTAAACCTATCTCGATTGCACAGCCTGCTAATAGCTTGCGTAGCTCTAATGCTTTAAGCGAAGCAGTGACGGCTGCAGGACAAACTTTTAGTGAGCTGGGGAATAAATACCAAGGCTTTAGAGATACTGATAATCTATCAAACTTCAAGCAGGAGTTTCAGGGCTTAACTCCAGAAGAAGTAGACGCAAAACTAGCTAACGGTACTGATTATCAAGATAAATTTAATTTACGTGATAGTGTGTATAACACCGCTGCTAATGCATTGCCTGAAGAAGCTGTTACATACCAGGCTTTGCAGGAAAAAAATCAAAGCAACAATGTAATGAAAGACATTAATGGCCTATTGCAAAAAGGCGAAAATAATGAGGCTATGGAGCTATGGGGCAATTTTGGTGGTAATGTACAGGCTAACGCCGCAAATGAAGGTTTCATTGATAAGCTAACAGGGATGAGAACCGCTGCACAGACAGAGGATATCAAAGGGAAGCTTGGATACGTCAATCTTAAAGACTATCAGGCAAACATAGAAGCCAGTAACTCTGTTAATGCCGTGACAGCTCTTGACGCAAATATAGCAGAGAGCCCTGATTTAGCCGGCCTTGTAGAACTCAATGAAAATAATCGAGCTGTCCTAACATCAGAGGGTAAAAAATTACCTAAAGATCAACAGGAGATGTTACAGGGTGTACTAAAGAATATTGATAATGATATAACCGAAGCTGGGCAAGTTAATCCTCATTCACAAGTAGCAATGAGAAAACATTTAAAAGAGCAAGTAGAGGCAGCCAATCCACAGCTGACCCCCAGTGAAGTCGAGACTCAAGTAAATGGCTTATTAGAAATTAATACGGCAGCTACTACCAACAGCACTAATGAACTCACAAAGATAGAAGATGATTTAAAAGTCTATGACAGGCTTCAATCAACAGATATTGCAGCTAAAAGAGCTAGTCTAGCTCTAGAGGTAAGTCTTAATCCTTCTGTATTGCCTGATTCTGCTGCAGCTAAACTAGCCAACGAAACTGCACTTGTAGAGTACATTGGGGGAGTAAGTTCCACTGATGGGCAGGCGGCAGCACAAGAGAAAACAGACGCGATGCTTTTAGCTGGTTGGACTGAGGGCGAAGTGATGCTTTTTCTAAAGAAAGCCTCAGACAAAGGAGATGATTCTTCGTTTGCGTGGAGACAAGACAAAGAAATAATATCAGGTAGAATGGATGATATTGCTGCTGAGTTTTTAAAAAGAAAAGTAAAGGAAAATGATCCTGCTGGCTTAAACCAAATAAAACAGTTTAATGAAGAAAACACTCGGAGTATCTCTGCAAAGCAACAAGCTCTGTCACTTCAAGAGGCCGCATCTGGACAAAAAAGAGATGACGAAGAATTTAGGTTACAGCAAAAATACATAACAGAGCGTGGTGGAGATGGTTTGGGTAGGGGCGCTTCGCCGTTTGCTAAACGCCAACGCAATGCTCGGTTTAAAGGAAAACCTAATCCAACGGAAGACGCAAAGTTTATAAAAGGGTCAGTACCACCTAAAGACACACAGGTGGATGTTAGTGGCCCTTCTCTTGAAGAGATAGCGAAAAAGGAAGAAGCTAAGGCAGCTGCAACCATAGCCAAAGCCACCGCTGCAGCCTCTAAAGCAGCGAATTCTAACGACCCGGTGGTAGTAAAAGCTGCTGCTGATAGGACAACAGCTATAGAGCGTCAGTTAAAAAGTGAGGGGTACGCCCCAAGACAGATGAGTGAAGAAGACGTAAAAGCTCTTCCTCGATATCAAGAGATAAATGCTGAGATGGAAGAGGCAGACACTGCTAAAAAAGCAGCGGCCTTAAAGAAAACTACAGAAGCGGACGCCCCAGTTATTGCAAAAGAGCAAAATGTTGCAACTCAGATAGCTGCTTTTGTAAAAAAGAACCCAGCTGCAATGTTCAGTCCAAGATATTCTAAAGAGGTAATGAAACCTTTAAGAGCTATGGTCGAAGACATAGGCCCAGGCTACATTAAAAGAAAGGTCAGAGAGCTATTGACTGGGAATCAGTCAATGGGTGTTATTGATATGCTGACTAGAGGCTCTGCCGCAGAAGACATGCTTTCTGCAGAAGACAGTCCATTCAAAGAAATTGCTAAAGACAAGGGAACCATTAGTGCTATCAAATCATTTCTCAACACGGAAAGAAAAGCTGCTAAAAAGGCTCTAATACTGGCTGCTCCTCCTTTACTCAAAATTGGGAACGATGTACCTACACGTTTACGTAGTCGGACAAATATCTTTGGTGGTGCTAATCTTGTGCCAGAGAATGAGCGCCTTACTAAAACAGCTCGTGCGGAATTAATAAAGAATAGAAAATTCCATAGAGAAAATCCTGTACCGACAACAAACGATACAGGGAGTAATACATTAGAGGCGGCGAGTAGCGCTGTCAAAGTGGCACAAGCCACTGATATTACAATAGACAGCGCGGCTGCCCGATATCAAAGTGAGTATCATGGCAAAAAATATGCCAATGCTCTTGAGAAGGAGGCTGCAACACAGAAAATACGTGTCAATATGGCTGCCATCGATAGAAATGATGGGTCGATGAAGAACCAAGCTGAGATTACAAAGCTGGCTGTAGCGGCGGCTGATGCATTTCCCGGTGTTGACGCTAAACAAGTAGTAAGAACAGCTATGGCAGAGAGTGGTGGTAAAACGGGAGTTGTTGATCATGGAAATGATCAAACAATAGGGACTTTCGGACTACAAATAGCCACTATTAAAGATCTTATTAATAATGACAACGGAGGTAAAATCTTTGGTGACAAATCTAAAAAGATTCTAGAGAGTGTTCCTATTAAGCTTGCGGACATCTTAAGTATGCCCCGTGATAAAATGACTGAATTTTTCATTGGCAATTTACAAATAGCTGCACTATTCTCAGCCGCAGTCTACGGAAGAAAAGTAACCAACCAGAAGGTATAATCCACTGATGCAAGATTTCAGCTCACAAGCTCGATTAAATGACGCTATACAACGTAATCAGCCAGAGGTGGGAAACGCTACTTCTAAGCTGAATAGTGGTATTGCTCGCAATCAATCCAGCCTTAATGCAGCTATGGCTAAGATAACTGATGGCATAGCTAGAAACGCTCCTGACATTAATCAAGCTACAGCCAAACTAAATAATGGCATAGCACGAAATCAGGCAGCAATAGGCGGCTTAATCCCTGCAACAAAGTCAGAAGAAAAAGCAGCACGACTGCCAGAACAGCGCCAAGTTAAAGCTGCAAGTCTAGGTGAACGTAGTGTGAGCAAGCAAGCAATGCTTACCAATAAGCAAGCAGCGCGGCCATTTCAGGCGCTGGCTCCAAGAGCCCTTGATTCAGACTCTCTTACAGGTAATAGCACAGTGGATCAGTTTGCCGATGTTCCATTAGGGCTTGCTAAGAATGCTGTAATGGGTGTTCGTATGATTACTGATGCTTTCGGCGCTAGTAATGAAACCTCTGATATGCTCCAAGGGTATGAAGAGGAAATTGGGAAATTAATGAGTGCGCAATATAATAAAGATGCGCAAGAAATGGAACGTATACGCACAGAGGCTATAGGCAAAGGATCATGGGAAGGTGTTAAGGCGGGTATACATGCACTAAGTGTAGCTCCTATAGACACAATAATTGGTGCATTAGGTACTGCCGCTCCAGCGATTATTGCAGGTGCGGCTGTCACATTAGGCGCCCCAGTGGTAGGCCTTGGGGTTGCAGCAACTGCTACAGTGGGCTCTGCTGTAGCATTAGGCACAGGCGCCTTAATGGGGGCTGGTGTTACTAAAAGCGCAATATATGAAGCAACTGCAGACGCTTTTAAAGAACAAGGGGTTCCTAAAGAAGAAGCAGAAGCAATAGCTACAGAGGCCCAAGAATATGGAGGCGAAAATACTGACTCTATTCTTACAGGTGCAGCATTAGGTTATATTGCTACTAGATTTGGTATTGACCCAAAGCTTGTGAGTGGTGCTTCGAAACTTGTTGCTTCGAAACTTGCTGCTAAAGAGGCAGCAGAAAAAATAGCTAAAAAGATTGCTGAAGAAGGCACCAAAAAAGGTGCTTTAAAAAAACTAGCTAAAGATGCAGTAGAGGAGGGTATCCCAGAAGCATTTCAGGGAGGCCATGAAGTATTTGCAGGTAATCTGGCCAAGCAAAGAGAAGGCATTGATACGGACTTATCAGAAGGTGTGGCTTTTGGCGCAACTCTTGAAGGATTTGCAGGGGGTGGTGTAGGTGTTGGCGGAGGAGGTATTGGGCTTACTGCAAGAACTGCTGTTGATGGAGTTAAAGGCACTATCAATGCAGGCAAGAAAACAGTAAAGGGTGTTAAGAAAGCTAAAGCACAGATATTTGGGGAAGATAAATCTGGTAAAAAAGGCACATTCCAACAAATCAAAGAAGGTGTTATTGATATTGCAAATACTGCTGCTGATTTTGTTGCAGAAGGCAAAGCCGCAGTTAAAGATGCTGTTAAAGTAGAAGCAGAAGTTAAGAGTGATAGATCTGTTGAAGAGGCTATTCAAGAAGATAATAAAGATCTCACAGCAAGAGAGAAGGTGGATGTCGCAACCCATAAGTCTGTAAGACCGGGCAAGGATGCTTCACCAGCAGAAGTACTAACCTTTAGAGACAATGCGATGAATGCATTGCTGCAGTATTATACAGAGTTAAAAGACAGCCGTGATGCACTGATCTCTGATCCTGATGCAGCAACAGTGGATCCTGATCAAAAGAAGGCTTACAAGTTCCAAGAGGGAATGAATGTTATACTGGCTCGTATGAATGAGCTAGGCGCTGTTATTCAAGAAGAAGGGACTGAGGCCACACAGTTTAATACAATTTTGGATTCGATTAAAGAGCACAAAGAAGTGCCAAGTGAAATTGCTTTAATGCTAGGTACTACAGGTGGGCAAGGACTTACTACTGAGGAATTAAAGAAAGCACAGTTAGAATTGCCTTTTGATGCTGACCAAACAGCTACAGTTGAGAATCAAATTGCTATAAATGACACAGTTTCAAAAGCATATAAGACTAACGCAGAAACCAATAAAGATAATAAAAGAGCAGAAGAAGTAAGCTTGGAGATTATTGATGGTTCAAGTAAGAATGCTGGCTTTAAAACATACCACCAAAGAATTGTAATTGGCGTAAAGACTGGTTCTCTGGTTGTAGCTAATAAAGCGTATGAAGGATTACAGTCCTTTGTAAAACTACAGCAAACTAAGTTGGCTGCTTTTCAAGAAGTTAGTAATTTAGGTGATAAATTAGCAAATGACATCGGTAACAAAGCTGTAAGAAAACAGTATAATGCAGCTAAGGCAGCATTAAAAAAGAATCACAAATTTACTTTCTTGCACAAAGGAGGCCTTGTGAAAACTATGGCCTTGATCCAAGCAGAGGTTACTGCAGGGCAGGCTATAGCTAAACAAGCCAAACATATCCTAAAGACCGGAGCGAAGGTTGGCAGTACATCACAAAGCGGCGGAGCCGCTGTAGTGAATGATACAGTCCCAGCAGAGCTTCGGGAGTTAGTTGACGGACAAAAGAAAACTTTTGCTGCTCTAGGCAGCACAAAAGCCAAATTAAAGAAACTTCTTGCAAAAGCTGAAAAAGCGTTTGAAAAAGATAAGGAGTCTTTGGATAATAAAGTAAATGTTCTAGCCTTAAAAGAAATGCTGGGCATAATTAAAGTATCTGAAAAGTCTACAGATAACGACACTGTTCCTCCAACAGCAAACCTAGAAACACAGTATAGTGATGCTGTGACAGTCTTACTTGCTCTCACTGCTGAGCAGAAGAAGCATATAGTAGATAAAGATGGATCTCGTATCCTAAAAGGGACTTGGGAAGGCATCTATGAATTTATAGAAGCACAAAGCAAGACTGACGTAAAACAAGAAGACAGTATGCAAAGCATTGTTGACTTTGTTAAAGATGACCTTCCTGGTTTACTAAAAAGCTTCCAGAAGTCCAAGGGTGACGAAGCAACAGTTATAAAAGAGGCTGATGCAGTCAACCCGCCGGTTGAACCGGGCGGGGAGACAAGCCCAGCCGTAGCTTTGAGAACTATGGTGAAGCTTAGAAGAGATATAACGAAGCTAGTACAAATAAAGAAAAAAACCCCAGAGCAACAAAGTGCGTTAAACGCAAACTTCGTAGAACACAGAGCTCGTTACAAGAGAGCAGAAAAGTATTTAAAGACTATTAAGATTACTCCAATAATCCAAGGGCTAATGGACAAAATAACGGAGGCCTCAGACGCAAAGAAATCTGACTTTGCTTCGAAAAGTAATTTGATGGCTAGAATAGAGGGCGACACGCTATATCAAAAATGGCTTAAAGGTAATCCTACGCCCACTGTAAATAGCAAGAAAACTAACACCGAGAATAAATTTAAAAAGAAATATAAAGGCAAGCCTAAAAAAGAGCTAACATTGCTTGAAACACTAAAGAAGAAGTTCCAAGTAAAATCAGGGGTAGCTAAAAGAAAGCTTGCAGTAGCGAGCTTTAAATTATCTGCTGCGAATATATATGTTGGTCGCGCACAAAACTCTATTCTTATGAAAATTATAGAAGGAGAGCTTGACTCAGGCAACAATGGGGTAGCATACGATTCTGATGATGTAGTTTTTGTAGGCACAGATACAGGTAAGGGGGCCAACAGTCCTATTAGTAATGAGAAGTTTACTGGTGTATATAAAGAACTAGACCTAGCTATGGAAGCAGGCGCTAGTATCATAACTGATTGGAATGGTATCACTCCCGCAGAGATAGCGGTGGCAGCGATACTTACAAAGAATGGTTATACTGCAGAGCAAGTTGTAGACCCAACAACTGTTAAAGATAACCTTACTCCTATTAGCTACAGCAAGTGGACTAAGACAGAGGAGATTATTACTAACAAGCAAGAGTCTCTTAAAAATGAGAGTTTTAACTTAACTGAATCTATCTTGGAAGAGGGCGGTAAGGATTTTGACGTACCTGCTGATTCTCCTGTTAAAAGTAGAGGTACTGCTCTAGGCAATCTATTTAATAAGCGACCTAAGTCTGATACAAAGCTATTTTCAAATGTACTCCATACAGTTAGGAACTGGGCTACAAGAGTAGAAGGTAATGTAGAGAAGCTTAATCCTCAGCTAAATAAAAAAGAGCTGAAAATGGTTGAGAACTTTTTAGAATTTAATAAAAAGATGACCGACATTTACACAATTGAAACAGTGCAGGATGGTAAAACTGTACTTCCTTTGCTTGAGCCTTTTAAAGATGAGCAACAAAGAGAGTTCAAAAGAGGCAATGTAATACAATTGTTTTACACAGAAAAGGCCGATAGCCTGATAGGAAAAGATAAGCCAAGTATTGATTTGATGGATCCAAATGTAATTACCCAATTAAATGCAGTGTTATACAGATGGATGGGTACTTTTGGTAAGGGCACGCTCCGCAGTACTAAATCAGATGTACAACAAATATTCGGAATTAGAAAATCTAAACTCACTCCAACAGATGAAATGTATGATTTAGTTGGTGAAGAGGGTACATCCTTTATTACGACAGCAGAAAATCTAGGTATGGATGCATTAGCATCTTTGGGTTTAAGCCCTAAAGAGAGTACAGGAGAAACCTTTGAAAGTAAAACTGCTCAAGCACTCGGAGCATTAATGTTAAACGCCGGGTTACAAAGTAACTTGTTAGAAATGAATAGTGTTGCTAGAAAGGATATCTCTGACCTAACAGCTAGGTTTAACAAGGCCATTGGTATTGATACTAATGATGAAACTTCGGATCTCACTCTTGCAGCTGTGCCTGACCCAAAATTCGCAGGAATAGGGATAAGAAGATTTATACGTGTAGCCAGTCAATTTAAGAAAATAGGTGAGACAGAGGCGGACAGTGATACAGAAGTCGTAAGTAGTGCCGTGCAAGGGTATATTGACAACTATAAGCTTGGGTCGGACGCCTTTTCTAATCTGTTTGGGTTATCTAAATCCGCTAAAGCACCCTCACTTAAGCCACCATTCATGCAGAATATCGCTCGAACATTAGGCAACAGCGGGTTGCCTGTTCCTAATTATATAAGAGAAATTCTTTATAAACACAGCCAACAAAAGCATCAGCTTAATGATACACATAGAGCCTTTATGAAGTTTCCCTTGAATATGCAATTTAGAATGCTTGGTGGTATAGAAAATCTAAGCAACTTACATGTTTCCCGTAGAATGGCTGTTAGAGCGCAAAATGAAGAGATTCGTAGATTCCTAGATGGAATGAATACATTTGTTACCACACTTGAGGAAAACCCAAATAAGCTCAATACTGAGTTCTTTTTTACACACGATGTGTGGGTTAATGCTCGTGTGGGAATCAAAGAAACCATTATGAATCCTCAAGCTAACAAAGCTGCTAGAGCAATGGTGTCTGTGAGTGATGCAGAAACCGAAATGGATTTAACAAGCACAGCCGCCAAAGACGTTAGCAATGTACAAGTGTTTTTGTTAGGTATTGCAGAAGTGTTAGGGGTTAACACTAAGCAGAGCAATGATGCGGATGTGATTCAAGAGTTGCATGATGTAACTAAGAGTAAAGAGTTAAAAACAGCATTGGCTATATTAAAGGATAACTACAGGAATCCAAATAGAGCAATGTCTATTAAGCAATTAGATGCTGTGTCAACCTCGATTACCAAACTAGGTAAAGGTGCTGCAGGGCTATCTGGATTAGTTGCATATGCACAATATGAAGCAACCCAAGAAGATATAGCAGCTAAAGTGGCTAATGCGGGTAAATTTATAACCTCTCTTAGTATAGAGATAGATGGTAGAAATAATGGTGTTGCACATGCTAATATTCAATTAGGATATAATGAATCTGGCGAGACAGAAGGTGGGACACGCACTAAGGTAATGAATCAAACTGGTTTGTATGAGCCTGGGAGTGACTTTAAAAGTGCCAATGATTTCCTTTCCTCACCTGCAAATTTGGATGTATATGAGGACGTTGCTACAAAAGTACAAAAGGAAGTTACTAACACACTAAGTGTGGCGCTTGCAAAATCCAATACTGAGGCGATCTCTGGAGGAGAGAGCACAACAGAACAAAGAAAGTACGCCGAACTACTAGCAGTAAGTGGCCTTGTCGAAAGTTTTGTTAAAGATTCATTGAGCAAAGAGAGCGAAGAAGAAGTAGGCACTGTTAGCAAAGGAGATAGGGAAGACACCAAAGACACTGTAATTCAGTTCGTTTATGGAGCAGGGGTAAAATCAAGAACAGCATCATTTCTAAATAAAGCAATAAATGCAGTCTATAAAAAAATAGAAGACACGAGCATTATTAAAAATGGCAAGGTGACAGGAGCTAAGAACAGCGAACTGGGTGTCATCATTAATCATTTACGGGCTCTGTCTGGAGACCCAGATTTAACTATCCCAACGGATGGTGCAAAGCACTTAGATTTTATGTTTTCAACGAAGTTAGAGTTAGTGTTTTTACAGAGGGTCAAAGAGCTTTATGGTAAAAATATAAATACAGCACTAACTAGCAACTTTAATCAAATCATTAAGGAAAGAAAAAAAGTCACCCAGCTTCACGAAGCAATTGGGGAAATGTTTTTGGCTGCCTATCAAACAGAGTTAATGGAACTAAGAATTAAGAAAGGCACAAATGTAACTAAGGGCGACATTAAAGGCATTATAGACAAGTTAGATAAAGCGGGCTTACTTCCTAAAATGACCACAGCAATTAGTGGTAGAAGGGATTCAGTTAAAGATAGAACTGGTGCCATGCTTTGGAGCCTACAAAAAGCTGCTTATAGAGATTCTAATGATCTGTATAAAAAAGAGGTTGCAAGTCTAAGAGCCCAAAATACAACGCAAAGCTTAATAGATGCGAGTATCTTAGAGGATGTTGCAAAAAAGCTTATAAGAAGCAAAGATAACGTACAGTTTTATCGTAATGGTGCGGGCTCAATTAATAATACCTCCTCTATAAATGACGGTACAATTAAACAAGGTGAAAATGTCAAACAATTTTCCTTAAACCCAAAGCATACTTCATATGAAGCACGATCTCATAAAGCACTGGTGTTTTTAATTCATAGTATAGATTCTTTTAATATGTATGAGATGTATGACACACCTGTACCTATGATTGGTGTACATGATGCTATTATGCTTGGAGTTAAAGACGTCCATGCTGGGACGAAGGTAGCTAATGACTCTTTCTGGCGATCCAATAAAAACTTTAATATTAAGAAGGCTGCTCTAGAAGATTATAATCTAACTCTAGAAAGCTTTAAAGAGTACCAAGAAAGTAAAGGAACTAGCACACCAATACTGAATGACCCAGAGTTGATAGATAGGGTTGATACAAAAGTGGCCAATATGCTAAATAAAACTAAATATAAGTGGGCTATGAATAACTCAATAGATAATCTAGCCCATGAAATAGAGCTTTTTGAAGAGAATGGGGGGATTAGCAATCAATTCGGAAATGGCAAGGTAGAGGTAGACGAATCGGAAGACCTTGGCTCACCAACTAGTGCAAGCATTGATAATGCTGACTCAGAAGAGATAGCCACAATAGCTCGTGAAAGTGAAGAAGAGGCCATAAAACTAAGTGCGGATATTCATTGGCAAGCAGCGCTAAGTCACGGGATTATTGCTGGGTTTGACGCAAACAATGAATTAAGTATTCTTCAAGAGCCTGACAATGAAGTAGGCAAAACATGGTTAGCTAGTGGAGAAAATAAGCAACTGCTTTTTGATGCGGTGGAGCTTGTTGATATGAACGACCAAATGAAGTTGATGTTTAAAACAGTTCTTGGATCAGCCCCTAATACTACAATCGACCCTAATAAATTCTTGGCTACGGAGTCTTGGACTATAACCGGCGAAGATACACTCAGTTTGTTTGACACACTTGGTGATGTTAACTATGGAAATAAGTCTGAAAACTCAGCGCATCAAACATACATGAGAAAGCTGCTTATTGACTTAGGTGTCAGTAAGGCTATTGATGGTATGAAAGTGCGGCTAAAGAAAGCTGGAGATGAGACTGAGGGTAAATACATCATTCGTAAAGATGGTTCACAAGAGATACTAATCCAATCAGCTTCTGCAGCCTCTGTGAATGGCATAAGAATGTCTACACAGGAAACGTATACACATGAGATACTTCATGCTATCTCCCAGGCTGCTATCAACGGCAGCAGCGATGCTGCAAGATTCTTACAAGGGTTATTTGATGAAGTAAGAGGGAACTCTGAATTAGATTTCAGAATGTTCCTTAATGACTACAACGATACAACTAATCTTCAGGAAGTTAATGAGGCTAAAAGAAGATACAATTATATCTTTAATAATACTGCTTCACGCATTGTAAGCCATAGGGATGTCTATACTACTGAGCCACACACGCACAAAAGAAATGACCACCTGCACGAGTTCTTCGCTCTTGGCTTGTCTAACGAAAACTTTATGACGGCGCTGTCTAAAGTAAAAAGCAAGAAGAAAGTTAAAGGGAAAGATAGAACTTTCTTTGATAAATTTATTGATTTACTTACCGTCTTTGTAGGGCTCTTTAATAAGCAGTTCGTTGATGCTAAAAATCTTGACATGAGCCAACAATTACGTTTTGTTGCTCAAAAGTTTGCTGAAATAGAGGGTGGTGCTAAAAACAAAATAAGCTTAGCTAATAAAGCATTCACATTTGCTAATGATGAAGTTATTGCTAGATCTGTTAATTTTATTACGAAAGGTGTTAAAGGCGCTGCTGATAGTAAGTTTATAGTTGAGAATAAATATAAAACTGTAAGAACAGTAGGCGGCATTGTATCTAAGTTTAAGTTTTCTAACTGGGATAGGTACACTGAAGTTATAGCAGGTGTTCGTAGAAGAATGGGTGTTAGTGCCGAAGGTTTGCTTTCTAGCTTATACAGAGAGATCCGGGGAGTAACCCCTGACGCTAGATTCTGGCATCAACTATTATCATACTCTAATAAGAAATTGGATCAGCAACATAAAGCAATTGATAACTTCACTCGTGAAGATGTATTGACAGCATACAAAACAAAGTTCAGTGATTCTGTTAGTGAGTCATTAACTAAGACATTGGTACGCACAGACATATCTGTATTGGATGCTGATTATTCCATGAAAGAGATGGAAGGCTTTATGGAAGAAGACAGTAAGAAGCTTTTTGCTGAGGTAGATAGTATTGAAGACTTTATTAAAGCTAATTATGACCCAGAGGTAAGTAATTGGTATTTAGCACACTCGGAAAGCTTGGCTAATCTTATGGTAAAAGGAAGAATGACCCAAGTAGATACACTAGGTAATGCGCATAATATTGCAATGATGTACGAGAGTGGTTTTAACCGTAAGGTTAAGCATCCTGAAGGCGGATTTGATAAAACGTCTGCTCTACTAGATAATCTTATTACTTTGCGTGCATTGATCAAAACACCGAAGTCCCATAAGAAAGCAACGCTTGATGTAATGAAAACTGAAAACTACAGGGATGAGACAGCAGGTGGCATCTTCTTTACAATACAGTTGCTCAAAGAAAATAAAAAACAATCCTTAGACCAACTTTTTGAAGGTAAAAAAGAAATGGTACGAAAAGGGTTTTCTAAAGAGATATATAATGAAAATATTTCTATGCAATTTGGCTCTATAGCAGACGAAGAAGAGATGATGAAAGATGGCTTTTTGAAAGTATCTGATTCTAATCTAAAACTAGACGCTGCTCATAAGGGCATGGATGGCTTAGTGATGTATGTAAATAAAAATTCTCAAAACACAGCGTACCAAAGATCTATCATTGCTATTAACCAAGAGAGATTTATAGGTAACGATTTGACCGGCATTAGCCAACAACGTGGTGTGGGTGATCCTGCTAAAGCAGCCCAAATACAGTTTAATCAACTTAGGGCTATCAAACGTAGACAAAGACAAGCCATATTAGATGGTACTTCTGTACCTATAGATACAGCGGAGAATAACTTAGTTGTTCCTATTAATAGAGAAGACGGAACTATATCTGGATACAGATATGTAATGGAAGAATCCACTAAGGATGCTATTCTTGAAAGAGATAATTCTCTTGAAAAGGTGTTGGGCAAGATGGAAGCCGGGATTAGTGATAAAGTAGCGGCTAGATCTATTAACAACACTGTTGTAAAGACTTTGTATACTGAGTTTAAAGAGACTTTCTCTACTGCAGATAAAGGCCACTTTGTTAAGATTGGGCCTAACTCCACTAACAAGCACCACAGAGAAATATATAGAATGCTTCCTCAACCTATGAGAAGACAAATAAAAGATGTGTTCGGAACAGATCATCTTTATGTTAGGGGTGAGATTGTGGATCTTGTGTTTGGTAGACGTAAGTTCTCTATAACAGATATTGGCAAAACAAATGATACTTCTGTTGAAAGAGGTATATTTGGTAATACAGCACAGTTACTTCTTAATCGACCAATGATGCGATCACTTGAGAACTTTGTGCAAGATGTGTACAAAATTGTAAAAGATATTATTGTTATCAAGTCCTTTGTAGTGCTTAGAGATAATATTCTTAGTAACACTGCAATGCTGATGATGAGAGGTGTGTCTTTCAGACAGATATTAGCTGACTATAAGGAGGCTTCTTTAGCGCTCAAAGACTACAAAAAGTATACAAGAGAGCGTCTAAAGCTTGAAAAAAAGATTAAGACATTAGGCCAAAGTAAAAGCTCTAATCGCATTCTAGCCCTCCCTACCCAGAGAGCTAAAGATGCTGCTATTGCGGTAATTGATCGCTCTATTGCTTCAATTGAAGGAGATTTAACTATTGTAGAAGAAAGGTTGGCTACAAATGCAGTAACTGAACTGTCTGAAGCAGGAGTACAACAAACCATTGTGGAGGATGTTGTGCTTGAGGATAGTAAATCTAATCTTAAAAGTAATTTAGAGAAGAGGTTGGCTCCTGCTGCTGCTTATGTACCAGATGTTTTTAAAACCATTGGTAAAAATATATTTGTGACGCAGGATACAGGTCTATACAAAGCATTAAGAGATGTTACTCAAATAAGTGATTTTGTTGCCAGATACTCATTGCATCAGCATAATTTAAAGAATGGTGTGAGCTCAAAAGACTCTATTGGGGATGTGGTGGAGTCGTTCATTAACTATGATCCGCTAACACATAAGTATATTCAATGGATGAATGATATGGGTTTCTGGATGTTTACTAAGTTCTTTATCAGAATACAATCCATTCTTGTAAAACTCATGGTTGGCAGACAAGACAGTAAAGGGCGCTCTATTAAAGGAAATCCTGCGGGCATTCTAGCATTCTTAGCAGTTAATATGCTAACAATAGATGTACCTACTGTTTATGACGCTTCTCTTATTGGAGAAGACTCTATTGAAAATAGATTTCATTGGAATATCGCTGGAAATGCTTGGGATCAGGCCTTTGGAGGCGTGGTGACCTCAAGCATTCCAGAGTTTATATCTAGTCAGTAGTCTTGTTTTTCCTTGTCTTTTTTTCGGCAGGGAAAACAAGTACTGTTATGGCCAAAAAGCCTACAATAACTGTAGTGGCTAAGGCAAGCATTGGGCCAATGATAAATATTGCAAATAAAATTGATCCAATTGTTATAATTATTCCAATTACACTTAGGCTCTCAAATATTTTTTTAAACATCACTAGGCTCCAAATAGACTAGAGTCGTCTGTTGGTTCTTCGGCAGTTTCTTTTGTAGCTTTTGTTTTTACAAAAGGTAAGTCGAATTGATCCACATTCTTTAGATTTATGGATTCAACAGGCGTTGCTGTTAAAGTGACATCTGGGCTCATAATGCTTACAACAGCTGTATTGCCATTAGCACCTCGGCCTGCGGTGAAAGCTACTTCCACATGTTTTCCATCAAGGTTGATTCCTTGGTGAGATACGTATTTTTCTAGAGCATGATTTATCTCTGTATTATTTAGTGTGATATCCATCGTGTTTCCTTGTTAAGATTTAAATGTTTGGCTTGCATAGTGTGCAACCATTAAGGCATCGCTTTTACCGTCTTGTAAGCCTCCCTTTGAGCCTCTAATAGAGGCATCAGGATAGAGGCGGTCACATATACTAGCCACTTCGTTCTTAATAGCTTTGCCCTTGGTTTTTACACCTACAAACTTTTGCCATACTTTAGGAGTTACTAAGCCTACTGATAATCCCACCACTTGTGGTATTACATTTACTCTTTCGACATTACGTCCAAAGCTAAAGTTAGACTTGGCTGACATTCCAAATAAAGTATGCACATCTTCTATCATAACTACGGGAATATCAAAGCGATTTTTAGCGGAAGTGAGCCATTCAGCGATATCTTTTGGCTTTTCTACATTTGAGTAAAATTGCACATCTTTTGTGCTGGGAACTAAAAGGCAATAATACCCTTTAGCTCCCGGATCACATGCAATATATGCTATAGGCTTATTCATTAAGCGTTAGCAAATAAGCTTGAGGTTGCTGCGGGCGTAGCTGCTGTCGGTGTGCCGACAGAAGGTGCGGCTGCGTTACCACGGCCTGTTTTTGATTTGTCAGGATATGCTCCTTCAAATTTCTTCGCCCATTTGGTAGTGAAAACACCTTCGTTAGCACCTGCTTTAACTTCGGTTGCTGTTAAGCCAGCAGCGTTCCAGAATTTGTCAATGACGTTTTCGTCTTTAACTTCACCATTTGGAACCCATTTACCAGAGCCATTGTCAGTCACTTTATCAACTGTTTGTTTAATGATACCTGCTAGGATTTCTTTACCTAGAAGGTCACTAATCACTGCTGTTTTTTGTGGAATTTCTGCTTTAGCATCAAAGTCCCAACGGTTCACAACTTTTTCTACTGTTTCTACAGCATTCATTTTTGTTTTAAGAACAGCTTCAGTGAGTGATTCAGCTAATTTGTACCCTGGAAGATACTGTTTCTTGCCTTTAGCATCAATGTAAGTGCTTTTGTTACCTTTGGCATCTCCGCTTGAGATCCAAATTACTTGACGTACGTTTGAGCCACTATCAACACCTGTTAAATGCAGGTTTAATGAAAGAGCGCCTCTTGCTGATTGATCAATGTAAGCTAGTTCGATATTCATGCGATGAAGACCTGAGTCAACTAGAAATGATCCGCCTCCAACTGAGTCTTTGTCACTTTGGATGTCGTCATTTGATTCAAGATTACTTAGTAAAGACATAATGTCTCCTTTATATTTAGGTTAATATTATTTGTAATAACTGTGCAAGCGGTCAATGACCAATTGTACATCGTTATCAATGTAGGTTTCATCTATAGTCCACATGCCCATAGAGCTTCTTATGGCTTCGTCCACTGTCTCTTTAGTGAGCTGTGTTTGGAACACATACTTAAAGCCTAACGCCTCCTCTTGAGGTGTTATGTTCAGAAGATCTGACTTGTATTCTTCTAGAACTTTTGTTGGCACTTTTTTTGTGCTTATTACGGTTGAAAAGAAACTTTCAATACCGTTATTCATGAGAGAGCCTTTTACTTTTACTTTGGTCTCTCTATCCAAAGTTTTCTCATCCATCACTGTAAGTGTATGACCGATGAAGATAATATTTTTAGTTGACTTTGCTACATACTGACTCATCAATACTTTGAAGAATTGGGCGTATTCGCCCCATGCTTTCATTGTATTTGCTGATGTTAATACGTGAACAGATTCAAACATATCCATAGCGAATGTAAGACTATCAATAACGATAGTATGGATATTTTTATGTTTCT